TTAGGTCTTTGATCTCGTGGCATTTTTGCCGCGAGATCGAGCCGCCTTACTTACCGGCGTTTTGCAGATATTTTGCAGAGCGTTTTGCACGCCCCCGTTCGGGGCCTGTTCCCGCAGCGCCTTGATCTTCGCCTCAGCGTTCTTCGACAGACGGATTCGGTCGGCTTGCCGGCGGTAGGTCGCGAAGGAATGCGGGCTGCCGTGACCCATGCGGGCGGCCCCTTCTGCGTCCGTGCAGCCGGCCAGCGCCGCCTCGACACCGAATGTGTGGCGCAGGCCATGGAGCGAGTAGCGGTTGCTGTCGATCTTCTTCGACTTGGCCAAGCGCGCCACAAGGTCGGAGATCGCTTCGTAGAGGCCGTTGGGCGTATAGGGCAGGCCTTCGAGATTGTAGACGAGATAGAGGCCGCGGCTGGGCGTGCCGTCCAGGACCGTCGTTAGAGCGATGTCCTCTTCGAGATCCACCGGGACGCGCTTCTTGCCGGACAGGAAAGCGAATCGCCCGCTGCGGCGAACCGCCTTCGTGAACTTGGTGATGTCCTCGCGGCGGGCGCCGGCGTAGCGGCCAATCGCCACCGCACGGGCCAGGCCGAAGCGGCCCTCTTCCACGGCGGCCTGGATCACCGCCAGCACGACGGCTTCCGGCCAGATCAGGTGCGGCTCCTCGGCGTCGCGCGGCCGGCGCACCTGGGGGATCATGCTGAAGGGGTCGCCCTCTCCGACCTTCTGGTCGACGACGGCTGGCCACAGGGCGTTCTTCAGGACCTGCATGCGGAGGTTCGCCGCCCGGTGGCCGCGGGGCGCCCACAGCTCGCGCAGCTTCAGGAGATAGCTGGCCTTGAACTTGGAGACGTGGAGGGAGCCGAAATCCTCATCCAGCTCCTTGAGCAGCAGCTTGTAGATGTACTTCGTGCTGTCGGCCAAGCCGGCGAAGTCGGCGCTGTCCAGCTCGTAGGCGCGCAGGTAGGCCCTAAGGGTCGATGGCTCTGCCTTGGGCGCTGCCAAGGCGAGGATCGCATTGACCTCCGCCTGGAGTGCCGACCCGCTCTCCTGGCCCTCCGGCGGCATCGGCGCCTTCAGTGGGATGCTTGGCATGCCGGCCTTGCGGAAATACAGGCGCGCGACGCCGTCCTTGCCGACCACCCGATTGACGTACTTCATCCGCGCCCTCAGTGCCGGGCGCGCCGCAACGCCGCCCTCCGAAGCGCTTCTTCGGCAGGATCGTTCGCAGGCTGGCCCTCAGGCTCCATTTCAGCGCCTCGGGCCGGGAGCTTGTCAATTAACCTATCCAGGTCGGCGCGGCGCCAGCGGGTGACGGCCAGGCCGGCGCACTCGACGGGAAGGACGCCGTGCTTGCTGGCCAGCAACTGGAAACTGCCCCGGGCGAGACTGGTGTACGCGCAGGCGAGCTCTGTGGTCATCAGCGCCGGCCAGTGCGGCAGCGGCGCATCCTGGGGAGCGGCTCGGCTCATCGCTTCGCGCCCGGTCCGATGGCATCGCGGGCCGACGTGAAATGCTCCGGCGTCAACCATTGCCGGATGCCGGTCGCATCGACAAAGGGCAGGATCTCGATCCACCCTATATCGGTTTGGTCGAAATATCCTGCATGGCGGGCGAACACGTCGAGCGCCGCTTTTAGCCGATTGTGCTCAGCGAGCATGGCAGTGATCGCTCGCCCAGCGGCATGCGCGCGGGCCTCGGTGAACGGGTTGGTGGGATAGATCGTGGGGCCACCCCACTCTCGCGCCTCCGCGGACGCGTTCGAGAATGCGATCAGGTCGGCTGCGAGAGCTTCAAGTTGCGCGACGTGGGGATCAGGCATGTGCTTCCTCCGGCGCGGCTTCGTCCAGCCAGTCGGCCAGCGTGGGGTCGCGTCCAATGGCGCGAGCGAGGGTGTCAGACAGGGCCTCGGCTAGGCCGCATGTGCGGTGTGGATCGCCGTTGGCCATCGGGCAGATCATCTCTTCTGCCTCTCGTATCGCGCCCTCGGCATAGTAGGCGCGCGACCGCCACTTCTGGACCTCGGCCTCAAGACCTCCGATCCGGAGCTTCAGGCGGGCGATCTCGGCGTCTCGGTCGTCGACGGTGCGCAGGTCAGCCATGTCCAGGCCCTCCTTGCTCCGTGACAGCGCGAGCGCGGTCCTGCGCCCCATCCGCGATCTCCTGAATGATCAGGGCTTGGCGACGCGGGTCATTCGGATAGTTGAACATGCCGACGCCTAGAAGCAGGCTCTCGGCCAGCACGTTGAGCGCGGACTTTTCAGCGCCGACGCTGCGGACCATCTCCTTGATCAGGCGGCTGGCGGCCTCGTTGTGAGCGTCGGCCTTATCCATGCTCCGGCCCTCCTTGCTCCTGGGAGGCAAACCGGGGACATGCGCGCCAAGCAACAAGCTCATCGCCATCACCAAGGATGGAGTTGTAGGTGACGCCGTCGCCGTCCTCGTTCGCCTCGATCCCGAACCAGCCCGTCGTCAGACGATCATCTTCGTCCTCGTACTGAAGACGGAAGTTGTTCAGGTAGAGGGCCGGAAAGCTGTAGACCTTTCCGTTGTGCGACCGGCGGACGGCGACGATGAAGTAGCCCTCGCGACCCATCGGAAGGCCAGGCGTCGAGCCGTCCGCTTTCCAGACGTTCTCCTCTTGGATGCGGGAGATGTGGGCGAGCAGCGTGCGGATGTCGCGGAAGTCGGGACCGGTCGCCAGATAGTCGGTCACAGTCGTCAGGCGCGTAACCGCCCCCTTCAGGTCATCGGGCATGGTCGGGGCTCCTGATAAACACGCCGCGATGATCCACCCTGGGCCGGATCGCGCAGCAAAACCGACACTCCATGGTCTTCTGCGAAACCCCGCGCCGGCAGCACTCCAAACACATGATCGGCTTGGTGCGAGGCTTGAAAGCGCGCTGGTGGGTGGTCATGCGGCGGTCTCGGCGCACCATGTGCCGCACTCGGCGTCATCAGTATCTGCGGCCAACTCTTCGAACAGATCACCGTTGGCCCTGTTGGCGCGGGCGCGCTGCACAAGCTCGGCGACGGTCTCTCTGGTCGCGAACGATCCACCCTGGCGCGTCTCAGCAGCTTGCCACCAAGTCGCCACCTCGGGCGCTTCGCGTACGCGCTCCTCACGGATCGCAGCGCCCATGGCGAAGCAAAGATCGCAGTTCCCCCACAGCGCAGGCAATTCAAGGTCGAAGCCTTGGGGACGCGTGCCGGTCTCATAGCGGCCGTCGGCTGAGCCGAACCAAAACGCCTTGATTTCCCGACGAGTGACCCGCGCCTTGTTCAGGGGGTAAGTTAGCCTACGGCCCGACTTCTCGGCTTCGGCCAAGCCCTTGAGGATGCGGTGCCCCTCGTCGAAGCGTAGGCCGATGGCCTCCAAGTAGTCGCCCGGCTCACCGAACCCGAGGTGGCGCATCAGCGCAAACAGTGGCAGCACCTTCAGGAACTGCGTGCACCAGCGCTCCCGCCCGTTCGGCAGGCGTTGCTTCTTGTCGATGAGGGCGTCAAAGGGCTCGCCGCTCCGGCTCGCGCTGTTGAAGCCGACAAACTCGAAGCCTTCGGCATTGTCCGACCACTCCACCCAGTGGATGCGGACGCCAAAACGCGCCGCGCACTCGTGCACGAAGCGCAGCGTCGCCTCGCTTTCTTTCCCGGTGTTCGCGAAACCGACGACAACATCCTTGGGAAGCTTTCCGCCGGACGCCTGCACGATCTGGCGCAGCATGTAGGCCGAGGTTCTGCCGCCGCTGAAACTGATCAGCGCGGGACCTTCGATCCGGTAGGGGTCACCCATGCTCGCGCCCTTCGTGCTGGAGGAGGGCGGCGATGGCTTGGGCGACTGCATCCGCGACGTGAAAGCTCACGTCGATGCTGTGCTCTGACAGCGCTTGATGCACCGTCAGGGCGATTACCCCGGCGCTGATCCCTGGAGCGGGACGGGTGAAGAGGGGGACGGGGCCTCGTGCAAACACGTTGGCTAGGAAAACGTCGGGTTCGGCCGTCTCTGTAACGACCTTCTTCCCAATGACTGCATACCCGCAGCTATCGTAGGTCCAGCCGTAGGCCCATGGCTCCCCCTCGGGTTCGGGGGGCGTGAGGGAGGCGGCTTTAATGGCCGGAAGGTCTTCGCCAAGCGCCTCGAACGAATAGAGCCCGCGAGCGGTGCCGTTGTTCGTTGAAGCAATCCATGCGGCCATATGCTCGATGGGGCCGCCGGCCATCCAAGGGGCGGCAGCGTGAAGATGCGCGGTCATGCCGAAATCTCCTTGATCGCGCGGTCCCTGGCGTCGATCAGCGCGGCCATCGCGTCGTTGGAGCCGCCCTGGTCGGGATGGGCGGCGCGCGCGGCATCTTTGAAGGCTCGCTCGACGTCATCCTTGGTGACGGCGCCGGCGGCAGGCAGGCGCAAGACGTCGCGCCAGCTCGGGCCGGGCGGCAGGGCTAGGAAGCCCTTCATGCTGGCTCGCACCAAGGCGAGCGTCCCATGCCGCAACTCAGTCCGCCGCGCCTCGAGGACGTGATGGATTGCCTGGAGATTGGCCTCGACCGTCGAGTATCGATCGACAGGGATGCATACCTGGGTTTCCTCCCAGGTGAACCAGACTGCGACGCCAGGATCCGAGGGCTTGCTCGCGCCGAGGGTGACGTTCGACGAAATTACGACGTTGCGGACCGGCTTCCCGCTGTTGTCGCCGAAGAGGCGTAGCGAGGTCTCGACGTTCTTCAGCGCTGCCGAGATCGTGGTCTTGAATTGGCCGGGTTGCCGCGCGCCTTTCCAGCGCGCGAAGTGGTCAGGCCAGGTAAGCGGGTAGGCGGCGGTCATCTACGCCGCCTCCGGTTCGAGGGAGGCGGCCGTCGGCGCCGGCGCGAATCCGCCGCCGTGTAGGCGTTCGCGGATCTCGGCCAGGCTATTGCGGCGGATCAGCTCGCCGTTCTCGAACACGACCTCCAGAGCGCCCTGGGCTTCCTGCTCCCAGGTCTGACGGTCGTGCAGGACGAAGCCGCCATCGACCGGCTCGACCCGCAGCAGCCCGCGGGCGGACTTCTTCACGCCATTGTCGGTTTTCGGGTCCTTGAAGAGCTCACGGTCTTCGCCGTCGACGCGGCCGAAGGTCGCCTTCACGGCGGTGCCGAAGGTGTCGCGGGTCACGTACTGATAGGTGAACGAGCCGATGCCGAAGACGACGTTGCCCGACGAGAAGCCCTTCGCCTTCAGCCCGGCAAGGATCCGCTGGGCGCGGTCGAGAGTGATGCTGTCGCCGTAGATCAGGCCGACATGGCTATCGAGGGTGCGGTAGCCCTCGGCGGTCACCTTGCCGCCAAAAATATCCCAGAGGCATTCGACCGCGCCTCGGTATGCCGGGGAGCCCTCAGGCGCCTCGTGGTCGCCTACCAGGATCTTGACGGGATCGCCGCTGTCAGGCCGGAAGACCGTCTTGCCGTCACGGACCAGGATCTCCGGCGCGAGATCGGCGGCAAGGTCGGTGATCACCGACCAGAAATCCCAGGTGTCCGACACGATGGAGACGATGCCGGCCGGATAGGTATCGACCAGCAGGCGGCGGAAGGTCTCGTCTTCGCCTTCCTCGCCCCCCATGCACATGACGCTGTGCTCAGTCGCCGGCACCGAACCGCCGACGAACGTCGACCCCGCGCCGTAATAGTCCTCGAGGTAGTCGATCGCGCTGATAGTGTCGGTCCCAAGGAACGACAAAAGGTGACCAGCGCCAGACTGGCTCGCGTCGTGGATGCCGCTCTGACCGCGCATGGAGAAGTCGTGGCCCTGCCAGGGCACGAAGGCCGCCGGCGCGCCTGTCTCGGCGGCGTAGCGGTCCAGCAGCCGGCGATACTCGTACGCTGTCGTGGCCGTCGTGATCGGCTTCCAGAGTTCGGCGGAGAGTTGCGTCTCGACGTAGTTCGTCAGCCAGAAGAACCGAGGATCGGTGTTCACGATGGTGAGGAGAGGGACGCGCAGGTCGACGCGGCTGCCTTCCGGCAGCGCCTTGATGCGCAGCGGTAGATAGCCGAGGTCGTGCAGGGCCTCGACGTGGGTGACGTCTACCTTGTCCAGGCCGAGGCTCTCGCGGAGGCGCCTCTCGTATTCGCCCACCACCTCGGCCTTGTCGCGGTCGAAGAACTCCCGGTTCCAAAGATCGATCAGGAGCCACTGGATCACGCCCTGCAGACCGAAGAATACGGTCTTGTGGTCGAAGTCCGGCAGCACCGCCGCGTGCGTGTCGCCGCGGCACGTGAAGTTCGAATAGACCAGCTCGGTGCCCGGCGGGTACTGAGCGACGTGGCCAGTCTTGTAGAAGTCGGTCGCGTTGAAGGGGCGCAGTTTCATGCGTTTCAGAGCCTCAGCAGAAGGGGGTGGGGTTCGACGTTGGGGAAGGGGTTCGGGCAGAACACGGCGTCGAGCAGGCCCTCGAAGACGCCGAGGCCCTGGCTGAAAATCCCGTGGGTGACGTAGAGGATGACCGACCCGACAGGGCGCTTGCGCAGTTCCTTCGCGAGTTCGATGAAGGTGCGGCCGCCGTCGCAGATGTCGTCCACGATGAGGAGGTTCGGAGCCTCGGTTCCGAGATCGTCTGGCCAGTCGACGCGTGTCGCGGTGATCGCGCCGGATCGTGGATCGCGGACCTTGGAGGCCTGGATGACGGGGCGGCCGGTCGCCTTGGACACGGCGCCGACCTTCTTGGCGGCGCCCGCATCAGGGGCGACCAGCCACAAGTCGTCGCGCAGCGCCACGCCGCCGAGGAACGCTTCCTGGGGCACGACCATGGCGCGGTCGAGCAAGGCGACAGCGACATCGCTGTGCGGATCCCAAATCTCGACCGCGTCGAAGTCGAGGTCGTTGATCAAGTCGCACATGACCTTGAGCGACAGCGCCTCGCCAGGTGCGCAGACGCGGTCCTGCCTCGCGTAGGGGAAATAGGGGCAGACGAGACCAAGCTGGACGTCCCAGCCATATCGCCGCCGCAGGGCGTCGACGACGAGGGCAAGCTCGAAGACCGCCTCAGCGGAGGTGAGGGTCGCGCGAAGGACCAGGCCGCCGTTACGCAGGTCAATCGGGTCGCCAAGGCGGACCTGAAGTTCGCCGCCTGGGAAGCGGAACACCGTGTAGTCGACGGGGTCGGGGGAGTTTACGGCTTCGATTTTGATCGAGGGCGTCAAGACGCTGTCTCCTGGCTTCGCGGGTTGCGGACATCGCCGCCGACGAGCTCGGCGCGGATTTGATGGGTGCCGCACCAGTCGTCGGCGTGAACGACGGGCCAGCGGGTGACGCCGCCGTCGACGGTGGGCGGGTGTGCGCGGCAGAGGCCGAGCGTCGCGTCGGCTAGGCCGCTGTTAGGGAGCCACCACTGGCAGGTCTTGCAGGCACGAGAGGTGCTCATGCGACCCCCGACGCGGCTTTGATGGCGGCGCGGATCATCAGCCGGCCGGCCCGGTCCATGACCCGGCGGGCGCGGTCGCTGGTCGTCCACCAGGCCCTCTCCGACTGCTCGATCCAGCCGCGCCGCTTGCACATCGCCTTGGCACGGCGGTGCTGGGCCTTCACGCGCATCGGGACGCCGCGCTTGTGCTCGACGCAAAGCCACCAGGCCCAGCGCTCCCTTCAGGGAGCGGCGGCAGTGTGGGACGGCGCAGGGCGTGCGGTCGGTCATGCCGCGCTCCGGACCTGCTCAGCGTCCGCCAGCGCTCGCCGGCATTCGGCCAAGCCAACGGCGCTGAGGAAGTAGCCCTCGCCCGGCAGGGTCTCGATGGCGCCGGCGTCCATGGCCGCACGGAGCAGCTTCACGCTGAGGTTCAGGCCTGCCGACGTCTGGCCGCTGCTCTTCATCAGCGCGGCGCGCGTCACGGCGCGGCCGCGGGCGGCCCACATTTCCGCCAGCGCGCGGGCGGCCGACGGCGGGACGGCCAGCCAGCCCTTGAACACCGCCGCCGGGCCGGTGAGGCCCCGCCTGGACATGGCCAGGGCCTTGCTTTTCCGGCGCGCGGTCATGCGGCGACCTCGTGACGAGGCTCGCTGGTCCGCCGCTTGGGCGCCGCGTCGGCCATGATGGCGCCCACGCAGGCCTTCATCTTGCGCACCGAGACGGCGTTGCCGATCTGCTTGATCTGCTCCGTCTTGGTGCCGGCGAACTCGTAGGCCTGCGCTTCCGTCGTGAAGCCCATCGCAGCGGCGAGTTCGTGCGGCTCCAGCATCCGGAAGAGGATGTCGTAGCCCGCCAGCCCCTCGACGCCTGCGACGCCCTCGACGAGATCGACGTGGCCGGTCGCAGCGACGGTTGGCGTCGGGGCATCCACACTATGGGTGCGCGGCGCTTGGCCAGGCCGTTCGCCGTGCTGAGCGGTGATGAACGCGAGGTCCCCGCGATTGGCGCCGGTCACCGTGGGAAGCGGCTCCCCGTCCACATCGCGCGCCCGATTGGCGCCGCCCTGGTGGGTGACGGGCATCACCAGGGCGAACTCGCCGCCCTTCGCCGTCGTCATGGTCGGGATCTGCTCGTCAGTGGATCGCGGCTCTGGGCCGCCGGACCCGTTGGTGACCGGCACCACCAGGCCGAACCGGGCCTTGGAGGTCGCGGTCGGCAAGACATCGTCCGTCGTGGTGCAAGTCTCGCCCGAGCCGGCGCCATAGTAGGGAGAGATCAGAGCGTGAGCTCCCCCGGCGCCGCCCGTCGTCTGGGTCGGAATGGGGTTGCTGACGCCTCGTGCCGCTCCGCCCGAAGCCTGCGACAGTACGAAGGGCTCGATGACCGCGAACTTGCCGCCGCCGGCGTGGAAGGCCCCGAGCGGGCCGTCGACGCTGTGAACGCGGCGGCTGTCGGCCGTAGCGTCATCCGGCGAATTGCCGTGCGCAACGGTCGCCACGAACGGCTCGATCAGCGCTGGCCGCGCGCAGCCCGGATGGTCAGCCGCGCCGGCGCCGCCGGTCATGATCGTCGGGAGGGGCTCTTCGCTTGACCGCGCCGCGCCGCTGCTGTGCTGGGAGAGCACGAAAGGCTCGGCCAAGCCAAGGTGGCTCGCCTCGGCGGTCTGAGCGTGGAGAGCGTCCGCCGTGGTTCGCGGCGCCGCGCCCTTCTTCAGATTGATCAGGACGGGCTCGGCGAGGCCGATGTGCTGGCCGTTGGCCGCGATCGACGGGACGGGTAGTTCGAGACCGCGCGCGGCCATGTGGTTGCGCAAGATGACCAGGAACGGGTCCGGCCATCCGTTCTTCACCGCGCCAGCGTAGATCCTGGAGATAGTCTTCGGGGCGAGGTCGCGATCACGGTTAAAGATCGACCGCCCCCGGATGCCCCAATCGATGATCTCGCGCGCCGGCCGCCAGGGCTGCAGCGTTGGAAAGAGCGCCAATCCTTCGTCCGGCCGCTTCGCGTGGGTCGGCATCGGGAAGTGAACGGGCTTGCCGTCGCTGCGCCCCATCAGAATGAAGCGCTGCCGGGTGGTGGCGTCGCCGTAGTCGGCGGCGTTGAGCTTGCGCCATTCCAGCTTGGTGAAGCCGCAGGCCTTCAGAGCGTTGATCCAGGCCCAGAAGTACTCGCCTTCGCGGCTCTTGATCGGCTTGCCGGTCTTGGCGTTGACCGGCCCCCACTTCACGAACTCCCAGACATTCTCGATGATGATCCGCTTCACCCGCAGCTCGGTCAGCCACGTGATGATGTGCCAGGGGTCGCTGCGCTGCTGGTCGGAGGTCGGTTTGCCGCCGCGCGCGTTTGAATGGTGCGTGCAGGTCGGCGACGCCATCAGCAGGTCGAGGTAGCCCTCGGGCACGAGGATATGCGGGCGGACGGTCGCGATGTCCTGGACGAAGGCGCGGACCCGCGCATGGTTCTTCAGCAGGGTCTCGATTGCCGTCGGCCAGTGGTTCACGCCGACGAACTCGATCTCTTCCAGGAGGAAGCCGAGCTCGAGCAACGCCTGCTCGCAGCCGGTGATCGAGCCGCCCGCGCCGCAGAGGAGATCGGCTACAAGGATCTTGCGACGGCTCATGCCGCCACCGCCAGCCGGCGGGCGATGCAGTCGACGACGCTGCCGAAGGTCGTGAAGTTCTCGACGTCGGCGTCCGGGACCTCGATGTCGAAGGCGTCCTCAAGCGCCATTTCGAGCTCTATGTTGTCCAGGCTGTCGAAGGCCAGGTCCTGGCCGAGGATGGTGTCCAGCCGGAGCTCGTCGGCGGGATAAGTCTCGCCCGTCGTTTCCTTGATGTGGTCGAGCACGATCTGGCGGATGCGGATGGTGATTTCTTCGTGGGTCATTCCTGGACCTCTGAGTTGGATGGCGATGAGGGGGTGGCGTCGCGACGGGCGCAGAGGTCGACGACGCGGCGCGCGGTCGCTGCGTCCATGAGGCCGATGTGGCAGTCGGCACGGTCCAGGCCGAGCTGGCCGGCGAGCCAGCGATAGCCGGATCCTCGAGCCTCCTTCTTCGCGACGCCGTCGCGCTGGACCTTGGCCTGCCAAAGTGGATCGAACGCGGCATGAGCGGCCAAGCGGGCGGCGCGGGTCGTGGGGCTGCAGGGCGTGCCGAGCGGCTGCTGCGTACCTGGATGGCAACCGACGTAGGCGCCGCAGGCGGTGCAGCGCCAGTAGGCCTTGCCGGCGAGGTCGGGGCGGCGGGGGTAGATGACCGCGCCCGTGACGAGGCGGGCCGGCGTCGCACACTCGCCGCAGGGCACGGGCGGGAGCGGTTTCGCGCGGAGCGCCTTCTCGGCCTGGCGGTGTCGAGCGGCCATCAGGATCCGCTCCCCCGCAATGCGCGGGCTGTGTGGCGCGCGTACGTGCCGATGCAGCGCCAGTAGACGAACATCCACGGCTTGTTCCGACGCAGATCGGCGGCGGCCTTTTCCCTCGCTTGGTTGGCGAGGTCATAAGCGAGCGCGGCGAGGAGGCCTCGGACCTCGGGAGGCAGCGCCAGGAACGCCTTGAAGGCGGGTAGGCCGAGTATGGGGTTTCGGACCTCTCGACGGTCGGCGCGCGCAGTCATTGCGCACCTCCGTCGGGGCGTGCGTCAGGGCCGAAGCGGCGCTCCAGCCAATCCGGCCACTGCTGCATCGCGCGCAGAAAGCCGGCGCAGGTCCGGCCCTTACCTCGGATCCACTCCGCGTCGAATTCCACGGTGCCGGCGTCGCGATCCAGGAGGATTGGCGCGCCCTTGTGGCAGCTGAAGGCCCCGCCATCGCGGAGCTTGCTCAGCAGCGCCAGCCAGCCTTCACGGTCGCCAGCCTCGGGGGAGCCGGCTCGGAAGGCGCAGTTGTCGCAGGGCTCGGCGCCGACGGCGTCGTGCTGCCAGTCGTCGGGGTAGGCTTCCCAGAACGCTTTACAGTCGGCGCAGACGCCATAGCGCGTCGGCACGTGCGACAGGCCCATGGCCTCCGCAGGCGCGATGGCGGTGCGGCGGCCGAGGCGGGCCGGGCAGCGGTGCATGTCCTCTGGCCAGGGTTGGCCGAAGGCGAGGGCCTGCTGGCGGCGCTTGGCGTCACCCATGGAGCACCTCCGGCCGAGCGTCGTGGATCACGCCGTCAAGGTTCCGGCCGGCGCGCTGTGCCCCGATCTTGAAGATCAGCATCGAGCCGTGGTGTGCGTGATAGGTCTCAGGGTCGGCTGCGCTTGGATGCAGGCTGCCGTCGCGGTTCATGACCGTTTGCTCGACCTTGGCGCGCCTGGTGGCTTCGGGGTCACGCTTGGGCGCCGGGTGGTAGAGATCGTCCGAGGCGCCGTCCGGCATCCAGCAGATCGGCATCCATTCGCCGTTCTGCTTGTGGTGGAAGGGGACGCCGGCAGCCGCGCACTGGTCGCGAAGGCTTTGAAACCACTCGTGGTGCGTTGGCCGGGCCTTGTGGCCGCCCTGATCGGTCTCCCCTCCAGTGATAACCCAGTCGATGCCGCCACGGCGGCTATAGTTCCAGTCGAAGGGGACGCCAGGCTTGGCCCAGCGTGGATCAGGGTTGGGGAGGTCGGTCTGGTCCGTCCAGAACCGGCCGCGCAGGGCGTCCATGAACTCGCGATCAGCAGTTCCCGCCGGGAAGCGCTGGAGCGAAGTGAGGTCGACTTGGCCTAGAAGGGGCTCCAACGACAGGAACGCGAAGGCAGGACGCAGCAAGTCCTTTGCGAGGAGGAGCTTCTGGACGTCGCGCTCCGCCTCGTCCTGGTTGACGACCGTACAGCCGATGGCGGCATTGCGGGGCCAAGCTGAGCGGACGCCCCTGTCGTCCGCATAAGGGCCAAGATCCTTCTCGGCGATCGCCTTGAACATCGGTGTGATGTTCCCCGGCCGCTTGGTCAGCAGCAGCCAAGTCAGGTGCGGCGTCGCGCGGATCAGATCGAAGAGATCGCGCCGCCACTCCGTCTGGACGGCGTTGTCGAAGACGTCGGCGAGGGAAGCGCAGAACACGAACCGGCCGCGTGGCCACATGCGTTGCTCGGACGGTAGCAGAGCGTCGGCCGCGGCCTCCCGCTCCCACTTCAGCGGCTTGCGCCAGTTCGCCTTCGAGGTCCGCCGGCGCGGCGCGCCCGGACCCCAATTCGCGGCGACACCGCCGCCATAGCGAGCGTTGCGCGCCTCGGCGTAGCAGTTGTCGCAGCCAGGTCCGACCTTCTGGCAGCCCTCCCACGGGTTGAAGGTGTCATCGGCCCAGGAGATGGAGGTGTTCTCGGCCATCAGACGCTGGCCTCCGCCATGTCCTGCGCGACCTTCAGTACCGAGCGCTGGAACCGCTCGGGCAGGCGGGACATCGCCTTGGCGAACGGCCAGGCCGACGAGCTGGTCAGCCAGTTTGCCGCCTCGCGCGCTTCGGTCGGGAGCGTCCGCAGGCCGGCAGCCTGCTCCAGGCCCTCGTAGTAGTAGCCGACCGGGACATCCTGGAAGGCCGCCGCGCGGTGGAGCATCGAGGCGCTGATGCGGTTCGCCGCGCGCTCGTACTTCTGCACCTGCTGGAAGGTGATCCCGAGTGCGTCCGCCAGGGCGGTCTGCGACTGGCCGAGCTGCTGACGGCGGGTCCGCATCCGCATTCCGACGTGGACGTCAACGGGATCGGGGGCATGGTTCTCGCCGGACATCAGGCGTCACCCTGGGCGCCGCGGTCGGCGTCCTCGATCTGGATGCAGCGATCGTCGACGTAGGAATCGAGCTCAGCGGTCGTCCCGACCTCGTCAGGATCCGCGGCGTCGACATCGGCCCAAAGGTCTCGGCTCTCGGCGCGCAGCTTCAGCGCCGCAGCTGCCGTCGGAGCTTCATCAATCTCGGCCTTGAAGGCAGCGATCCGCTGTCCGAGCGAAAGGCGCACCGACAGCTGCGGTTCGAAAGTCGCGCGCTTAGCCTCGACCGCCGCGTCCATCTCCTCGATCAGCTCAGGCGCCGCGGCCTCGACGTCGAGTCGTAGCTGCGCCGAGGCGTTGTTGATGGCGTTGAGCTTGATCTCGTTAGGGGCCGCAGAGACACGGTCCTTGAACGCGGACACGCGCTCGGCCAGCGACATCGTTTGCGTGGCCGGCGGCCGCTGACCACCCTGCGTGCCGCCGTTCACCGAGCCATCGCCACGGGCCCAGCGCGCGAGATCCGCACCCATCTGTTCGTCGAAGGCGCGCGGATGAGAAGCAAGGCCTCGGAACTGTTCCGGCAGCTTGCTCATCAGCTTCTCGCCAACATGCTCCGGCCGCCAAGTCGGGACGCCGGCAGCGCCTGGGAGCAGCAGCGCGTTGAGCGTCATCTCGAACACGAACTCTTCGCCCGCGATGGGCATGAAACCCTGTTGGATGACTTCGGTCTTGGACCGGCCGGTTTCGGGATCCGTGACCTTCACCGGCTTGGCGGTGTTCTTCGCGCGGAAGCAGAAGATGAAGTTGCACTGCATCTGGAGCAGGGCGTTGATGAGCTGGCGGCGATGAGCCTTAGGCTTGCCCCAGGCCAACATCTTCATGGCCTCACGCTTTGAGTAATTGTCCCCCGCCATCCGGGTCAGCTCGGCTTCGTGGAAATCGAGCAGGCCGCCCACGCCTTCATGCTCGTGGCTCATGCTGTCCACGATGATGACCTTGGCGCCGGACCGGTGGCAGAACCGGAAGGCTTCCAGATAGTCCAGGGAGCCGAAGGGCTCGCCGAAGGGCACGTGGTGGAAGCTGAACTGGTCCGCGTAGTGCTTCATCCGGTTGGCTTCGGTGTCGATGCCGTAGATGTCGCCGCCGGTGACGCTCTGGATGCCGCGTGCGAGGCGGAGGGCGGAGAAGGTCTTCCCGCCGCCACTCGGGCCCATGAGGCCGATCAGCAGGGGAACCTGCTCACGGACGGCGACAGTCGCCGTGAAGCGGCGCGTATGCGCGTTCATCAGGAAAGCTCCATGTGGGGAACGGGCGCGGCCGCAGCGCGGCGGGCGTCTTCGTAGGGATCGTAGTGGGGGTTGAGCGTCTCGTCGGTCTCAGCGCGACGGACCCAGGCGTTGATCATCCAGTCCGGCGGGCTGGCGGTGTGCGGCCCAATGGGATGGCCGGGCCACTCCTTGGTGATCAGGCCGCGCTTCCAGACGTTGATAGACAGCGCCACCTGCTCATCGGCGAGGCTGCGGCCAGCCTCGCTGGTCTCGACCATGCAGGGCGTGAAGGGGACGCGCTGCTCCTGGTACAGGAACAGGAACCTGCGGCGGCCGGCGCCGCCCGGGTCGAGAATGTCGAGCCCGCGCCGGTAGAAGCCTTCCTGGAAGTAGGCCCCGCTGGTGTAGACGAGCTTCTTGGCCGCCTCTGGCGCGATGCTGTGTTCGGTCGTCTTGTAGTCGACGATGACCCGCGCGTCGGCGCGCATGCGGTCTATCAGGCTGCGGTACCAGTATCCCTCGTCGTCCTGCCAGACGAGCATGGCCTCGGCGACGAGCGAGCCGTCGAGCATCTCGCGGATGAGCGGTCCGGAGATCGCGGCCATGGCCTTGGCCCGGCGCAGCTCCTTCGGCAGCAGCGGGATCTCCCCGGCCTCATAGGCGGCCTTCTTCGCCTCCTGGTCGGCCTTCTTCTTCCAGTTCGGCGCATGGATAAGGCAGATGTCCGCGCCGACCCCGAAGGCGAGCGCGTGCGCCGCGGACCCGATGTCCATGGCCCGGGAAGGCGCCTTGGCCTCCTCTTCGTCCGCATCAGGTTCAGGCGGCGAGATCTGCGGATGCGCGGCGGCGACATGCGCAAGGCTCTCGGCGAGACAGAGCTTGGCGATCGAGGCGTTGAGCGACGGCTCCGGGCACGGATCCGCCCGGTAGTCTTCGACCGGCACCCCCAGATAAAGGCCAGGGCCGTCGATCTTGCCCGTCCAGAGGCGCGCTTCCATCAGGCGGCCTCAGCGATGAACGGGCCGACCAGCGTCGCGCCGCGATTCTTGACGTTGTGGTCCGCGCACGCGGCGCACATCCGGTAGGGGCCCTCGCCGCGACCCGGCCAGCCCACCATGCTCTCGGCCGGCGCATTGCAGGGGATGTAGCGCTCACCCGAGAGCGGGGACGCCTCCTCGCAGCGGCCCGGCGCCGCCTTCAGGTCCAGTTGCTGGGCGAAGTCGATTGAGGTGTAGGGGATGAGCCGGGACGAGATCGCGCGCACCACCTCTTTCGCCGCTTCCTCCGACAGGGTGCAGTGCTCGATGAGGGCGAGCTTCACTGCGGTCATGATGGTGGAGCGGTGCGCGACATCGGCTTCCCGCCGAGCCTGCTCGTCGCGTCGCCGCTGCTCCTCTGCGTCCCGCTCCCGCTTTTCGGCGGCGACCTTGTCGGCCTCGGCCTTGCGAGCGCGCTCGGCCTCGTCGGCGCGGCGGCGTTCTGCGACCAGGGCGGCCTCATGCTCCTGTTCGCGCTGGCGCTGCTCTGCGGCGGCCCGATCGCGTTCCTGCCGGGCGGCTTCAGCCGCGGCCTCCTGGCGAGCCTCTTCGGTCCGCTGGGCGGCTTGGCGCTCTTGCTCGGCCGCGCGCTCCTCGGCTGCGATACGGTCGCGCTCTGCTTGCTCAGCGCGCTCGCGCTCCAGCCGCTCGGCATCTTCCTTCGCCTTGCGGGCCTGGGCCTCCGCCTCAGCCTTCGCCCTTTCTGCAGCCTCGCGCGCCTCGCGCTCGGCAGCCTCATGGCGCAGACGCTCCAGTTCGGCGCGGTCGGCCTCCTCCTTCCGCAGGCGGTCCAGCGCGGCTGTCAGGACTGCAACGGCATGGTCGCGGCGTTCCTGGGCCAGATCGACGTCCGAACCAAAGAGGAGCGGGTTGAGATTGCGCCCCCGCACCTCGTCCAGCCGTGCCTCGACCGTGGCGGCGGTGTCTTCGATGGTGACGACCGCGGCGGCGGCTAGCGACGCCAGCAGTTCAGCTGCTTCCTTGGCGCGCGCCGCGTCCACGGCCTCCCATTCGTCCAGCGGGCGCCGGGCTTCGTCACGCAGCGCGTCGAGCTTCTCACGGATCTGTCGGCGCGAAGCATCGACCGTCGCGATCTGCGCGCGCGCTTCCTCGGTGAGGGCCTTGCCGGCCGCATCGATCGCCGTTTTGGTCCTGGTCACCTTGTAAGCAAGCGCTGCGATGGCCTTGCGGCCCTTATCCGTGGTGGTGTCGGGGACGTGCGCGTCGACCTCTGCTTTCACCTTCGCGTAGAAGGCTTCGAACTGTTCCTTGTCGGTCAGGACGCTGAGTGCGGTCTCGCGCTCGACGACGACGGCGACGTCGGTCGAGCCAGCGGTGGGCTCCGACTGGTGTTCGCGGATATTGATCATGTCGGCTCCTAGTAGGCGTCGAAGGTTTGGGCGCGGGCAGCGGCCCGGCCCTCGCGCGTCGCGATGGCGCGCTGGTGGTGTTCTTGGGTGAGCGCGGTCAGCCCGAAGGTCGAAAGCCGCATGGCGATGGAGAGGGGCAGTGCCCGCCCGTCGATGAGGAGCCCGCCGTCGCCCTCAGCGACGATCAGGCCCAGCGCGACGCGCTCCTCCGGCCGAAGGTGGTGAACCGTCACCGCCGCACCTGCAGGTCGGTGATGGCCAGCCCACGCCGGCCATGCCGCTCGAAGCGGCCGATCCAGGAGGCGAGCTCCTCGGCGGATAGGGCGTAGCGGGCGACGGCGCCGGCGAAGGTGATCCGGCCCTCGCGCACGTCACCGACGACCGCTTCCTTACGGGCGGGCGTCCAACGGCCGGACGGCGGCGTGTGGTCGGGCCGGATCACCATCAGGTGCGGCTCCGGATCGCTTCGATCGTCTGGCCGTGGGCGCCGACTTCCGCCGCCAGCCGCCGTGCGAGTTCGCGGACGCCGACGTGATAGGCGCCGCCGCCGTCGGCGATCTCGCCGGCCAGGCGCTCGACTTCGGCGAGCGCAGCGGTGAGCTGGTCGACATGCTCGTTGGCCAGGGCGCGTTCTTCGCGCTGCAAGCGGGCGATCCGCTCTGCCAGCGGCGAGGTCGAGCGCACGACGGCGAGGGTGGGTCTGATCCGGGCGCTCATCGCGACTTCACCCGCACGATCTCATCGAGGTGCTTGTCGAGCGCGGCGTGCCCGTCCGCACGGATCTTCTCTTTGAAGACCGCGAGGATGTTCACCGCGTTCTGCTTTACCTCGTCGGCGAACTGCTCGGAGACGACCCGGCCGAGCATCCATTCCGCGCGGGTCTTGGCGGTCTGGAAGCCATAGCTATTGCGGTCCATCGGCTTGCCGCCGTTGTCGACCTTGGTCAGCCAGTAGTCCTTGGCGCGGGCGCCCAGCTCAGCCTTGATGGTCGTTGGCGCACCGACGGGATCTCCCCAGATGTCGACCGGCCGGATCGCATCGTTCAGCAGGCGCTCTAGCGTTTCCGCAAGGAGCGCTTCGATGCGGTCGACTAGGCGGGCCTTCACCTCGGTGTCGATGCGCTGTTGGATAATGCGCGTGACACTGTCGCCGACGTACTCGCGGCCGGCAGCTTCATCCGCGATTTTCTCCGCTGCACGCTCGATGACGAGGTCGCGCAGTTCGTCGGGCGTCAGGCCCAGATCGGTGAGGTTCATTAGCTCGCCGCCTGAGTTCGGGCACGGCCGCCGCCGCGCGAGTTCTCGCCGCCGACCCGGCCGGCCGAGACGGCAAGGTCGCGGTCCTTCGAGAAGCTGCGCTTCTCGCTGGGCACGCTGGCCCCGCCCTTACGCGCGATCTCCCGGCGGCGCTCCGGGCTCATCGCGGCGAACCCGCGGCGGCTCTTCGTGGTGGTGGTCGTGGTCATGGCACTTCCTCAGGGGTTGAAGGATCGGGCGATGGCGTCCGCGAGCTGGCGCGCCTTGAGCCCAGCCTGGGCTCGCAGGCCTTCGGTCACGGTCAGGTCCTTAGAGAGGGCGGTCTCGCGGGCGAGGGCGGCCGTAGCCGCCTGCTCGCCCAGGCGCTCGCCGCCGCCGGTGACGACGAAGCCGGGGCCAGCGCCGTAGTAGCGGGGGCCAGCCGTCATTGCGGCAGCCCCGCCAGGGCGCAGAACCACCACATCAGTGTTCCGAGGCCGAGGCTCACCACGACGGCGGCGAACCCGTCGCTGAGGCCGCGGCGGCAGAGGTAGGAGAGGAGGGCGCGGCGCATCAGAACCACACCCGTCGGCTGCACAGCACCGCCGTCCCGACGATTGCGGGCAGGCTCTCCGGATCGGTGCCCGGCGCGCGCGTCAACGTGTTGTTGCGGTAGATCGCCGTCGCCGCGCCGTTGCGGTCGAGTTCCTTCGCGATCCCGTCTCCGTCGACGAACATGTCGGCGCGCTTGCCGTCGTGCAGGACTGCGACATGTTCCGGGAAGCCGCCGTCGAGCAGTTCCTCGAAGAGCGGGCGCAGGGCGCTAAAGCCGCTGTAGGCGACCTCGCGCGTCTCAACCGCGGCGCCGGGGCGCATGATCGTGAGCGTGAGCGCGTCCATCAGCGGTCCACCCCCGGCAGAACGAGGTGCACCGCGGGGCCACGCGAACGGCAGCGCGCGATGTACGCGTTGCGGGCCGCCTCGGTGGCGTGGTGGCGCCGGAAGCCCTCGACCTCAGTTGTGAGGCCCGCGGCGATGCGCTTGGCGATCGTCGCCTGGATCAGTTGCTCGGCGGTCATCGACGGCTGGCCCATCAGAACGGGCCTCCCGTCGAGAACGACGTGATGTCCGCCAGCACGGACGCGCGGCCGCACCGGGCTTGCAGCTCCGCCGCCTGCAGGCGCAGCCGGAAAACCTCTTCGTCCATGGCGAGGTAGGTCCGCTCAGCATCCGCCCGCAGGGCCTCGAAATGCTCAGCGGCCAGCGCGTCACCGTCCCGCAGCTTCCCTGCGGCCATCCCGGCATGCCCGGCCTCGACCGCCATCAGAGCGTCCGCCCGCGCCTCAAGCGCGTTGGCCTGGGTCAGCAGGCTCTCGGCCACCGCAGCAGCATCCCCGATCTGCGGAATGGCCGTGGTCGCGCGGCGCGCGGAGAGGAAAATCAGGTCCCCCATCACGCCGCCGCCTTCGTCGAGGCCATCAACAGGTCGGCCAGCGCATCGCGCGCCGCCGCCGCCGCGTCACCCGGGACCGCCGCCAGCGCCTTCAGCGCGACACCGATCTCATAAGCGTCTTCACCGTCCTGGATGCCGCGGTTGAAGGCCTTGCGCGCCTGCTCAGCCTCCCGGCCGTGCGCGCCGCTCTCGCGGATCAGCCGCAGCGCCGCCAGGAATCGGCCACGCGGCGCGGCGTCGAACGCCATGGCGGCTTCGTAGGCCTTGCGGGCGGCGATCAGGCGCTCGGCGTAGGTCCGCTCCACCGGAGCGGCCAGCGGCAGGGCGCCGTGAAGCGAGCAGCGGTTGCGGGCGAGGTCGGCTTGATAGAGGCGCTCACGGCCGGCGTCGGCGGCTTCCTCGGCCGCGATGAACGGTCCCAGGCGGGCGACTTCTTCAGCACTGGTGATTGTGGGCGTGAAGGGCACGGCGTCTCTCCGGTTGTGAAGAGACTGTGCGAAATGCACTGATCGCCGTCAATACGAATTGTGCAAAACGCACGGAAAATCGTACTGCGCCAAATTCGGTCGCCGGTTGTTCCCGGCGAGATTGACTTAACCGTAGCGGGTTGGAATCGATCTCGTTAACAATTGTGAAGGGGGAAGCTTTGGGCGATCCGATCTATTTTTGCGTGCAGACTTTCTGGCGGGATGCTGGTCGGATCCAGCCGCGTGATCTCAAGCACTATCCGACGGCCGCCAAGGCGTGCCGGGCCGCAGAGGCGGTCGGCCACGGCATCGCTGGTGCGGTGGCCTACGAGGTGAGCGCCCGGCCGGAGTACGGGATTTGGGGGGATCCGCGGTTGCTCGCCGTCTGTGGGGAGGTGCCGAACAAGCTGACGCTGGCTTAGGCTTGCGCCGCGAGCCGCGCTCTCGCCCGCGGGAGCCGGCTGGCAAGTTTGCCAATGTACGACAGGGCGTTCTCTGCTCCTGGCCGGCGCTCGCGCACTATGCGGTCTGCCCAGGCGACGGCGTACTCGCAAATCCGAACCTCATCGGCGTAGCGCTGCTCCTTCGCGAGCAACACTGCAGCCCGGACAAACGGGTAGGGGAGGTAGGTGCCGCCGGCCATCATGCGTTCGCAGATCGCCATTTGGTGCGTGAGGTCGTGTCGCCTCGCTACCATGGTGTCGATCTCGGAGATCGGCAGCAACTCGATCAGCTGTTGCGCGCTCAGGTCCCGCGCCACTTCCCATCTAAGGAGATTATCGTCCTCCATTAGAACTTCGGCCCCGGCATCCCTGTGAAGGGAGCGGTCTCGCAAGTGCCCGAAATCTCGCGACGCGACGAACTGGCCACCTGGCCCCTCAGCATGGTGAGGCTGCTATGGTATTCGCGATGCGCGCCATCCATGCGGCTGACTTGGTTGAGGTCAGTGCGACTGAATGCGTCGCCGCGCGCGGGGCCTTGATCTTCACGGTCGCCGCGCTCCAGCACGATCCGATCGGGACTAACCTCAACAATCTGCCGAGGGGTTTTGCAATCCAGGTCGCACCAAAGCTTTGAGGCCAGATCGATCCGGAAGCCGTAGGAGGTTGGCGCGCCGTTCGCTGTTCCTTTGCAGACCAGGTTGAACTGATCCGCAGCATGCACACGTGAGGCGGCAAGCGACGCCAAAAGCCCTAGGACAATTGGTCTAACCATCGGTACCGGTCTTGCGCAGCGTCGAGATCTTCTGCCGAACCTCGCGTTGTCGTGCAGCTGTGTCGCGCCAGATTTCGAGAAGGTCCGGTGGGACCGAGCCGGGATCGACATCCAGGATGCTGCCGGGGGTCGTTGCGAAGACATCTGCAAGGCGCCGCAGCCACTTTCCCGAAATGTCGGAGCGGCCAGCTTCCCAATCCTCGACGAGTTGTAGCGGAGCGTCTAGGCGGTCTGCGAGGTCCTGCGGGGACAGCTTCGAATACAGCCTCCAGGCGGTGAGATAATGCTCACTAGGTGAAGGCTCGACCGCTTCTGAGTGATCGATATCAGGGCGGGCCCAGATGGGCGGATTTCGGCCGCGGAGTAGCCACTCCTCCGAGACGCCAAACTTGGCTGCGTATTCTTCCGAGGCGCGACCGATGCCGCGGGTGCCGTTTTCGTGCTGTGCGTAGGTCGTGGGGGAGACCTTCAGGTGGTCGGCGGCCGCAGCAGCTGACGGCAAGCCGAGTTGCTTGCGGGCTGCCTTGAGCCGGCGGCCTTGTTCGCGCTGGAGCGCGCGCTTCTCTTCTTCCGTGCTCATTGCACAATTTTGGCGCCGAACCCCTGTGCGTGAGGCACAATCTGAGTTGACGCGCGACTGTGCGTAATGCACAGAATGCGCGTCATGCGAACGCACCTTCAAATCATCCAGGATGCTGGCGGCTACCAAGCGGTGGCCCAGAAGGTCGACCTGCCGAAGTCGCAGGTTCGGTTCTGGGAACGACGCGGCGCCATCCCCGACAGGTACTGGAAGGCCGTCGCTGACGCTGGCCTGGCCACGCTTGAAGAGCTGGCCGAAGCGGCTGCGGCGCGGATCGCGCCGAGCGAGGCGGCCTGACGATGTCGGGGGGCGCGTTCACGCCGGAGCAAGTGGCCCGCCTGCGCGAGATCGTGCGGGAGGAGCTGGCTGCCCTGCGCGTGGATCGCGGCGCCCGCATGGCGGCGCATCTCAAAGCTAGACTTGATGTTGACCTCGAGCGGGACCGTCAAGCGCATCTGCGAGGATCCGAAGTTGGGTAGAGAGCAGGGCGTCCATCACTGCGCCGCTCAACCCGGCCTCGGCGCGCTTCTGAAGTGCCACCAGGCCCGCCGTGCGGTAGGCGGTCAGCTGCTCGGGGGTCATGCCATCCCGAAGCAGCATGGCGACGAAGCCTTCCAGCGCTTCGAGCCGGCCGGCCAGCTCCACATCCATCCCCATTGCTCCCTGGTTTCTCTCGCCAGTTCCACGGGAGCATGCCCCGTCGCGCGTCGCAATCCGCGCGGCGGGGCGCCCAATTCTCATTTCGCGCCCGGGCCTGGCCCCCGACTGCCGGTGCGCGCGGCCCTCGGCGAGCCTCCACCCGCCGAGGGCCAACCCTTTGCACGCCCCAAAACGAGCCCTCGGTCTGGCGCGTGCAGCCGGGGCGGCGCGCGTAGCGTATTGCGCCGCCCCGGCCTCCTGATCCTGAAATCCTCACGGCCTCTCGGCACGGATGGCCACGTGAGGAGGGGAGGCGGCGATCCCGTATGCCGCCGCCTCCCCAACATCATGCGGGCGGCGCATTCCGAGCGCCGCCCAGAAGTATCTGACCGCCTGACGCTCGCGCGCGCGGCGGATCGTGTCGTCCCTGCCTTCTCCGCTGTCCCAACAGCGCAGGGCGTCGTCAAAGCACTTGGCGTCCCAGGTTCTCTCCATGCTGCGCGCCGCGTGTGCGCCTCCGTTCCGCAAGGTCGTGACCAGTCATGACCTATGTGGAGCGACGTCGCATGGGAGATTTCCCCCACGCCTCGACAGACCGACCGCGTGATCGCCTGAAGCACTTCCTGCGCCGACGGTACCGCGGGCCGGGCCAGGCCAAGGCCCTCGCCGCCGACATGAGCTCGACGGTGAAGGCGGCGGAGAACGTGCTCGAGGGCCACTGGCCGAGCGAGCTGCACCTGGCCGCCATCGTCCGCCGGTTCGGCAAGGACCTGTGGGACGCGGTTTTCGCGCCGGAGATCGAGCCCGTGCTCGCCCGGCTTTCCCAAGAAGAACGTGAACTGGAGGAGGCGCTTGAGCGTGTTCGCGCACATCGCCGCCAGGCGGGAGGCGATCGCGACAGCGATGCGCAACCTCTGGCGCCGACTGACGGAGTGGCGCGCGCTCGCTGAGGCGGAGCGCGCCCATCCAAGAACAGAACGTGATCGCTAGTCGCTCATCGGGCGACCAGCGCACACCCAACCCGAAGGGCCCCGGGTCAAGAGCGGCTCCGATCAGGGAGGGCCGCATGGCCGATCCGAAAAGCGGGCGCCCGCAGGTGGGCAAGGTCCGAAGCAAGGAGGAGCACGCGGCGCTCCTGACCTACCACATCGCGCAGATCCGCATGCAGCGGGCCGCAGTCGAGAAGGCCAACGGGCCCGTCGAGGAGGCCAAGGCCGACCTGAAGGAAGAGCGGGACGAACTGTCGAGCCGCTTCGATCAGGCGCAGATCGACCTCGGGCGGGCCTACACCCGCAAGTACCTCGAAGGGCTAATCGCCGACGGCGACGCCAAGATCCGGACGCTCGTCGAGCACGAGAAGATGCGCGCCACCGACAAGCTGGCGCTGAACCAGCCTGTCTATGGCCAACAGCCCGAACTCTTCCCTGGTGAAGAAACCCCGACGGCGGCGCGCGACGAGATGGCCTGGGAGGCCGAGGGTTATCACCGTGGCCTGCGAGGGGACCTGGAAGAGATCCAGTCTGGCGACCCGCCCGCCTTCCATCAGGCGATCATGCGCGGCTATCGCGAGGGCCAGGCCAAGACGCAGGAGCGCGTCGCCGCCGCCATGGAGCTGAAGCAGCGCGAGGGCGAGCCGGATGCCAGCCAGGAAGCCGTCGACCTCAACGGCGACGACGCGCTGGACCCGGACGTCATCGCCGACAAGGCGGACGAGCTGGCCCGCTCGTCCTTCATGGACCGCTCTGCGCCTGACGAGGACTTCGAGGCTTCCGAAGACGAACTGGCCCAGCAGTCGACCCGCAAAGCCGTGGTCGAAAGCCGCGACAGCGATGAGCCGGCGAACGATCAGGCGGCCGCCTAATGCGTCGGCCGGCCACGTCAACAGCGAAAGAGATCGGCCCGCATGAAGCGATCGCCGCCTACCTCGAGTTGGCGTGGCCGGAAGACTTGCCCTGGACCCATTTTCCCGCAGGCGAGAAGCGCGAGCAGGTCGAGCGAACCGACCCTCGCACCGGAAAGACCTATCGCTACAGCCCTGCAGGGCAACGTCTGAAGCGCATGGGCCTCAAGCCCGGGTGGCACGATTTTCAGTTCGTGCTTCCCAACGGCCAGTTCGCGAGCGCTGAGGTCAAGCGCGAGGTCGGGGGCAAGTTCTCTGGCGATCAGATCGATCACCGGATGAAACTCGTCGCCCTCGGCGTCGCGGTTGCTGAGTGGCGCTCTCCGGAAGATGCCGAGAGGACGGTCCTTCGCTGGCTGGCCGCTTTCGGCCGCAAGCCCCGCGCGTATCTGGCAAAGCGGAGCGCCGCATGAGCGCCTTGCCGGCCGCGCAGGCCTGGGACAACTCCGACCCCAACGCCCCGCTGATCGGGGTCGCTTTGACCGGTGCGCGGATCGCCGTCGGCGCCGAGTTCGCTGAGCGGGTCGAGGACTATCCGACCCAGGTGCGAATCTTAGCCGCGGCGACTCTATTCCGCGCCGGAAGGATGACCGCCGCTGCCGCGGCGCGCCGGTTCTGCCTAGGTGGCCCGAACCGTCTCTCGCCCAGCTCTATTGAGCGATCCAGCGTCACCGACGCGATGATCCGGGTCGTTCAGGCCTACATCGACGGTGGCAAGGTGCCCGATGCGGCGCCAGCCGCGCCTGCGGCCCAAGCGACGGCGCCGAGCGCTATTCGCCCCGAGAAGGTGAGGCAGCACCGATCCTCAGTCACCCGGTTCGCGAGCGCGGAGATCGACCCGTCGCGCGTGGTCGACCTCGCAGCCGATCACCCCGCGGTCGTCGACGGCCACTCCATCTTCACCGATGGAGTCGTCGGCACGCTCCAGAGCCCGCGGTTCCTGGTGTCGGGCCACAACAACGCCAAGCTCGGCAAGACCGTCCTGAAGGGCGAACGCACCGGCTGGCCGCTATTCCACCTCACGCTTGAGGAGCGAGCGACCTGTCCGCGGTCCTGCGCGCAATGGCGGTCCTGCTACGGCAACGCCATGCCCTATGCCCGGCGACACGGCGTCGACGGCGAGTTCATGGCGGCTCTGCGGGGCGAGGTGTTCACGAAGGCGCGCGAGCATCCTGACGGCCTGCTGATCCGCCTCCACACGCTCGGCGACTTCTTCTCGGTCGAGTACGTCCTGATGTGGGCGGAGTTGCTGGCCGCGCTGCCGCAGCTCCACGTCTTCGGCTACACCGCCCGCCGCGAAGACGACGTCGATCCAGGCACGCGGAAGATCGCGCGGGCCATCAGGATCCTCACCGATGCGATGTGGTCGCGCTTCGCGATCCGAACCTCGCACACCCTTGTAGGGCCCCAGCGCTCCATCGTCGTCGGGAAGCCGGTCGAGATGGCCGGCGTCATCATGTGCCCGCAGCAGGCGGACAGCACCGCCGCCTGCTCGACGTGCACGCTCTGCTGGGCAGATCGGTGCCGCGACCGGACCATCGCCTTCCTCAAGCATGGGATGAAGCGTAGGGCGGCGGCCGATCTGTCACCGGCTCCTCAGGCTCCGGCGCCCGCCTTGGTGGTGCGAACGCCTGCGCCACCTCCGCCGCCAAAGCCACGGCCCGCGCCTCGCGGACGGGCGCTCCCTGCTGGAGCACGCCTCGAAAGTCTTGGCGGCGGCGTCCAGCGCATCCGCATCCAGCCGATCTCCGAGCGCGTGCTCGGCTGGGTCCGCAAGTACCACGCCGCCGGCCAATCCGTGGCCGAGCTGGCCAACCTCTTCAACCTCGATGCGGACGACCTGGCGCGCCGCCTGGAGCAACGCTGATGGCCGTAGATTGGAACGACGACGACAACGTCGAGACGCTCAAGAAGCTCTGGGCCGAAGGTCTGAGCTGCTCGGAGATCAAGGCGCAGATCCCAGGCTCAACGCGGTCCGCAATAATCGGAAAGGTTCACCGTTTGGGTCTCCCCGGCCGGGAGAGGCCATCGCGGCCGATGACCACGCGGGTGCCGATCGAGGAGCGCGAGCCCAAGCAGCGGAAGGCGAGAAGCAACCCTTCCTCACGGCAGGCTCGCCCCGATTTGGCGCCGGATCAGCAACCCGCAATTCAAGAGACGCCGCGGGCGCCGGAGGTTCCCGGCCTCGCGACCGTGGCCACCCTTGGCGCACATATGTGCAAGTGGCCGATAGGGGAGCCCGGGACCGACGACTTCACCTTGTGCGGCCGGCGACGCAACGACGGGCCCTACTGCGTCGAGCACGCTAGGATCGCCTTTCAGCCTGTCGTCCACAACGGCAAGCGGCGGCCCACCGGCAACGAGCTTGCGCGCAGCCTGCGGCGGTACATCTGATGGCGCCGCGCTTCGAAAGTCAGCGCATCCGCGGCCCCGCCGAGCGCAAGGCGAAGATGCTGCGCGAGGTGGCCGCCGGCTATGCCGATCGCTTCATCCTGGCCCTACGCACGGTGCTGAAAGGCAAAGACCGCGAGCTGGTCATTGAGGTTTGCCGGGCGCTGATCCGGCGCCTCTCCCGCGTGGTCGAAGAGCGCGGTGACATCGGTCGCGCACATGGCGTGCTCGCCGGCGCGGCCACCGATCTGTCGCCGGCCTTCACCCCCGGCCCACGCGGCGCAGCCGATGCCGAGGCCCTCTTCGCTCGGAAGGATGCGGCATGAGCGGGGCCTGGAAATCGGAAGCTGATCTCGTCGCCGACTTCACGGCGTGGGCGCAGAAGGCAGGATGGATCGTCTATGCCGAGACCGCTGGTTGGGATGTTCTGCTGGTTCGCCCTGAAGATGGCTTCCAGATCGGTGTCGAGGCGAAGCTCTCGCTCAATGCCACCGTGCTTTGCCAGGTCCTGAGCCGCGAGCATTCCTATACGAGGGGCACGGGCCCCGATTGCGTCGCTGCTCTGGCGCCACGGCAGAAAACGGTCACCGGCATGGCGACGCTGGCCCGCCACCTCGGTATCGTAGTTGTCGAGGCCTTCACCCGCGCGACCCCGAAGCGCGTCGACGGCCAATACGTCTATGTCGACGTCGTCGATTTCACTCCCGCGCTGCCGAGCCGTCGCGCGTGGGACCAAGCCAGTGAACTCGATTCCCGCGGCTGGCCAGAGCGCTGCCCGGACACGCGGCACCCCTTGCCAGACTACGTTCCCGACGTCACTGGCGGGCACGCCTCGCCGGTCGCGCTAACCGTGTGGAAGATCAAAGCCATCAAGATCGCCGTCATTCTGGAGACGCGCGGCTGGGTGACTAGAGCGGACTTCCGCGCGCTCAAGATCGACCCTTCGCGATGGACCCAGTTCTGGCTGAAGTCCGGCGGCGACGGTCGCTGGCTGTCGCATGGCGAACCGAACTTCAAGGCGCAGCACCCGGTCAACTACGACCAGATCAAGGCCGATCTCCCGACTTGGGGGAAGGCGGTCGCCGGGCTCATCCCCGCGGAGGACGCGGCATGAGGGCCTGGGTCATCCCCGTCGAGGCAGTCCGCGCCTCCGCCACCGCCGTCGGTGAGGAGCGCCTCAAGCACGTCGCCGACCGCGGCGGCCGCTTCGAGGCCAACGCCACCGTCGCCCATACCCCCGAGCGAGGGTTCGTCGCCACCGTCACCTATTTCGCAGAGCCCAACTCGCCGCGCCGGTTCGCGGTGACGGTCCCGCTCTGCTGGTCGCCCCAGGAGAATGCTGCGTGACCGACGCCTACCGCCAACTACTTGAGGCGAAGGCGATCTCCGCCCCCTCGACCGGCTTCCATGTCGATGAAGCCGACCTTCATCCGTGGCTGAAGCCCCATGTCCGCAGGATCGCGCAATGGGGCCTCGCCGGCGGCAGCCGGGCCTTCTTCCTGGCCTACGGTCTCCACAAGACCAGCCTGCAGCTTGAGGTCATGCGTCAGGTCGTCCGCCACACCGGCGGGCCGGCGTTGATCACGGCGCCGCTCGGCGTGCGCCAGGAGTTCTTCGACGACGCCGCGAAGCTGGGGATGGACATCCCCTTCATCCGGTCGGACGCCGAGATCCGCGACGGCCAGGTCAACCTCGCCAATTACGAGAGCGTGCGCGACGGCAAGATCACGCCAGGCCTGTTCCGTGGTGCCAGCCTGGACGAGGCCGAGGTGCTTCGAAGCTTCGGCTCCAAGACCTACCAGGAGTTCCTGCCGGCGTTCGACGGCGTCGCCCACAAGTTCGTGGCCACGGCCATGCCGTCGCCGAACCGGCTCAAGGAGCTGATCCACTACGCCGGCTTCCTCGGGATCTGCGACACCGGCCAGGCCCTGACGCGCTGGTTCCAGCGAAACCCCAAGAAGGCGAACGATCTCACGCTTTACCCCCACAAGGAGGCCGAGTTCTGGCTGTGGGTCTCGACCTGGGCGATCTTCCTGCAACGCCCGTCCGATCTCGGCTTCAGCGACGATGGCTACATCCTGCCGGAGATGGAAGTCCGCTGGCACGAGGTGCCGGCCGAGCTGCGCGACGACACCGCGGAAACCAACGGCCAGCTCCGCCTGATGCGCGACGCCGCCGTCGGCGTCACCGGGGCGGCCCGCGAGAAGCGCGACACCATCTCCACCCGCATCGCCAAGATGAAGGAGCTGCGCGAGGCCGAGCCGGAGAACCACTTCATCCTCTGGCACGACCTCGAGGACGAGCGCCGGGCCATTGAAAAGGCGATCCCCGCTGCGGCGAGCGTCTTTGGCAGCCAGGACCTGGAAGAGCGCGAGGAGATCGTCCGCGGCTTCAAAGAGGGCAAGATCACCGACCTGGCGGCCAAGCCCGTGATGCTCGGCGCCGGCGGCAACCTGCAGCGCCACTGCCACCGCGCCATCTTCGCCGGCATCGGCTTCAAGTTCCGTGACGTCGCGCAGGCCTGGCACCGGCTCCAGCGCTTCGGCCAGGAGCGGCCGGTCATCATCGACATGATCTACGCCGAAACCGAGCGCGAGGTCCGCCGCGAGTTCGAGGCGAAGTGGGAGCGCGACCGCCAGCTCCGCGACCGGATGAGCGAGATCATCCGCCGCTTCGGGCTCAACCACGTCGACGCCCTGACCGAGATGCGCCGGACGATCGGTGTCGACCGCCGCCAGGAGCAGGGGACGTCCTGGACCGCGATCCACAACGATTGCGTCGAGGAGACCCGGCGCATGCCAAGCGACAACGTCGGGCTGATCGTCACGTCGATCCCCTTCGGCACGCAGTACGAATACTGCGAGAGCTACAACGACTTCGGCCACAACGAGGACAATGCCGCCTTCTTCCGGCAGATGGACCACCTGACGCCGGAGCTGTTCAGGATCCTGGGCCCCGGCCGCGACATGTGCGTCCACGTCAAGGACCGCATCATCTTCGGCGCCGTCTCCGGGTTGGGTTTCCCGACGGTCGAGCCGTTCCACGCCGACTGCATCGCCCACTACCGCAAGCACGGCTTCCAGCTCATCTCGGTGCGGCCCATCGAGACCGACGTCGTCCGCGAGAACAACCAGACCTACCGCCTCGGCTACAGCGAGATGCTGAAGGACGCCTCGCGCATGGGCTCGGGCTCCCCGGAGTACGTGCTGGTCTTCCGCAAGCCGCAGAGCGACCGCTCCAACGGCTACGCGGACATCCGAGTGGTGAAGTCGGCCGAGGACTACAGCCTGGGCCGCTGGCAGGTCGACGCCTCGGCGTACTGGCGCTCCAGCGGCGACCGGCTACTGACCTCCGCCGAACTGGCCGGCATGCCCCCGAAGGCGATGCAGCGGGCCTTCCGCGCTCAATCGGCCGCCGCGGTCTATGACCATGAGGCGCACGTCGCCACCGCCGACGCACTGGCCGACCGCGGGGCCCTGCCGAAGACCTATGCCGCGCTCGCACTGGAATCGCCCGCTGGCGGCGTCTGGACCGATATCCTGCGGATGGACACCCTGAACAAGGAGCAGTCCATGGCCGGGCGCGAGAAGCACGTCTGCCCCCTGCAGATTGACCTCGTCGACCGGCTGATCCGGCTCTACTCGAACCCCGGCGACCTCGTGTTCGACCCCTTCGCCGGGATCTTCACCGTCCCGGTGCGGGCAGTCGCCGCCGGCCGGCGCGGCATTGGGACCGAGCTGAACGCAGACTATTTCGCCGACGGCGTCCGATACCTGCGGATGTTGGAGAACGAGCAGCGCCAGATCTCGCTCTTCGACCTGCTGGACGCGGGCTCGAACAGCGGGGAGGTGGCGGCGTGACCCAGCAGGCCACCCTCTTCGACATGCCGGCGCAGACGAAAGCGCCGATCCGTCAACCGACATCGCCGGTTTCGCACCCTGCGGCCGCCAGGGTGACAACCGAAACGGCCGATCTGTCAATCGATCGCGCCTGGCGCGCGCCGACCCGCGGCGAGGACGCCTGCCAGGGTTGTCGCGCGGCTGCGCCCTTCAGGGAGGGCCAGACGGCGTGGTGCAGGCGATGCCTGCCGGCTGGCTTTATGCCCGGAACCCGGGGGCAGGCATGAGCTTCAGCGTTCTCGACCTCTATTGCTGCGAGGGCGGCGCCGCCGAAGGCTACCGCCAGGCCGGCGCGACGCTCATTGTCGGCGTCGATCACAAGCGCCGGACGCGGTACCCCTTCGGGCCGGTCGTGGCTGATGTCCTCAAGCTCGACGTCCGCTTCCTGCGCCAGTTCGACCTGATCCACGCCTCGCCGCCCTGCCAGTTCGGCACGGCGCTGAACAGCGACAAGAGCCGCCATCTCAACCTGATCCCGGCTACGCGCCGGCTGCTTGAGGCTGCTGGTGTGCCCTACGTCATCGAGAACGTAGAGGCGGTCGCAAGGGCCGGGCACCTGATCAACCCCGTGGCCCTGACCGGGACGATGTTCGGCAACAGCATGACGACGTCGGCCGGCCGGCGGTACGTGCTTGAGCGCGCCCGCTACTTCGAGACCAGCTTCCCGCTGGAGCTACCCCTGGACCCCGGCGCCGGCGGCCTGCCGATCGCCAACGTCTACGGCTGCCATTTGCGCTGCCGCGACAAGGCCCATCGGACCGGGAAGGGCACCGGCCGCACGGTCGACTTCCCCGGCGAAGACCGCCCCGCGCTCGCGCGCCAGCTCATGGGCATGCCCTGGGCCAGCATGGCGGGCATGTCTGAGGCGGTGCCGCCGTCCTTCTGCAAATACATCGGCGAGCAGTTCCTCGCCCATTGGCGCCGGGAGCGCCTTGCCGCATGAATGCCCACCTGACGCTACCGCCTCCGGCCCAGCAGACCGCCGGCAAGCGCGCCCCGCCGGCCAACATCGAGGCTGAACAAGCGCTCCTGGGCGCCATCCTCTACGACAACGAGGCGTTCCACCGGGTCGAGGGCCTGCAAGCTGGCCACTTCTACGAGCCTTTCCACGGCCGGCTCTGGTCGGCCATCTCGACGGCCGCCGCCAAGGGCCACATCGCTGACGCCATTACGCTAGGCGACAAGTTCGCGGCCGATGCGGCGTACCAGGAACTAGGCGGCATCCGGTACTTGGCGGACCTCCTGGATCGCGCTCCGCCGGCGACTTCGGCGCCGAGCTATGCCGCGACGATCATCGACGTCGCGCTGCGCCGGGACGTGGCGCGGATCGGCGCGGAGGCCATCGAGCGCACCGAGCAGGACCAGGAGCGCACCGGCCGCGAGATCCTCGACCAGGTCGAGCAGGACTTCTTCGCGCTCGGCGACACAACGCAGCGCCAGGGCTTCCGGCCCTTCTCGGAGTACCTGACGGAGGCAGTGAACCACGCCGCCGAGGCCTTCAGCAGGGACGGCTCACTGTCGGGGCTTTCGACGGGCCTGATGGACCTGGACCGCAAGATCGGCGGGCTGCACCCGTCCGACCTCGTGATCCTCGCGGCACGCCCTTCCATGGGTAAGACCGCACTTGCCGTGAACATCGCCTTCGACGCGGCCAAGCACTACCGGTACGAGGTGCAGCCGGATGGCAGCCGCAAGACCGTCGCGGGCGGCGTAGTGGCGTTTTTTTCCCTCGAAATGTCCGGCGAGCAGCTGGCGCTGCGCATCCTGGCCGAGGCCTCGGGCGTCTCGGGCGACCGGATTCGCAAAGGCGAGATCGACGCGAGCGACTTCGGGCGGATCCGAGACGCCGCCACGCTTATCGACACCCTTCCTCTGCACATCGACGACACCGCAGGGATTTCCGTTGGCCAAATGGCCGCGCGCGCTCGTCGCATCAAGCGGCTGCATGGCCTTGATCTGATCGTGGTCGACTACCTGCAGCTCGCCAGTTCTCCCGGCCGCAAGGGGGAGGGTAGGGTGCAGGAGGTAAGCGACATCACCCAAGGCATGAAGGCGCTGGCCAAGGATCTGGGTGTCCCGGTGCTGGCCCTGTCGCAGCTTTCCCGGCAGGTCGAAACCCGCGAGGACAAGCGGCCCCAGCTCTCCGACCTGCGGGAATCGGGCTCGATCGAACAGGACGCCGACATGGTGATGTTCCTGTACCGCGACGAGTACTACCTCAGCCGAAAGGAGCCGGCCGACGGGTCGGTGGAACACCAGTCCTGGCAAGAGGATATGGCCAAGGTCCGCGGCCGCGCCGAGATCATCGTCGGCAAGCAGCGGCACGGGCCCATCGGCACGGTCCACGTCGCCTTCAACGACGCCACCACCAAGTTCAGCAACCTCGCCCGGGACGTCCACTTCGGCGCCTCCCGGCTGCCCTATGGAGACGACCGTGATTGATCCCCTGGCGCAGCGGGGCGACGCATGAGCGCGCCTCCCTACATGAGCGTCTACATCGCCGACTATACGGCGGATGTGCAGGCGCTGACCTGCGAACAGGACGGCGCCTACTGGCGCCTGCTCCGCGCCATGTGGCGCGCCAAGGGCAAGCTGCCGAACAACCCGCAAAAGCTGGCGACCATCACCGGCCTGCCTCTTGAGCGATGGCTCGAAATAGGGCCCGACGTCGTCGCGCTCTTCCAGCGGCGTGGCGGGTCGCTGACCCACAAACGCGTGACCCTGGAGCTCAACAAAGTCGCGACGAAAAGTGAGGTCCGTTCCGAGGCGGGAAAACGGGGTGCGGTCCAGAAGGCGAGGAAAAACAGCCCGGTAGCCCAAGCAATTGCTTCCGGTTTGCCTAAGCAAACGCCAAGCATATCAGAACCAGAATCAGAAGGTTTACCCCCCAACCCCCCGTCGGGGGGCGAGGAGCCCGAAGGTTTCGCCAAGGGATGGCGGACCTATCCGCTGGAGGGCCGGGGCAACCATGGACCCGACCGTGCAGCGGCGGAGTGGCTGCAGGCGGTTCAGCGGGCAGGCGGCGTCGCCCAGCTGCAAGCCGCGATTGAGGCCCATGCCGCCCAGCTTCAGAGGTCAGGCGGGAAGGCCAAGACCTTCGACCGCTGGCTGCGTGACGGCGGGTTCGTCGCCTACCTCGTCGGGGAGGCGGCGCCGACGCATGCGGAGCTGATCTGGCACGGGCCCGAGCGGGTCGCCGACCTCGTCGCCGATGGTCTGGGCAGCGCGGCCAAGGCGCTGAGCTACCTCGGCCGGTGCACCTGGCAGGACATGCCGGTCCGCGCGGTGATCGCTCCTGACATCTGGGTTCGCGACAAGCTCATCGAGGCTGGGCTCGATCGCGCCGGCTACGAGATCATCGTGCGGGAGCAGGCGGCATGAGCCCGATCTCGATCAAGATCCGCCAGGCCGTGCTCGCGCTAATCCTATGGTTGCTCGAGGCTCTCCGAGGTTTCGCGCACCGGCTCGGTCGGCTCGCGCGTCGGGTGGCGAAGCCAATCACAGCCCCTCACGCGGCCGGGAGCATCGCGGACCGCCAAACTGGAACTGTGCTGTTCAACGGCATGGAGTTCAGGGTGACGGACGTCCAGATCAGCCTCGACAAGGGGCAGGACGACGACCCTGACCGTGAGGCGCTGATCCCACCGAAGGCCCCGCCCCCGAAGGTGGGCCCCGACAGCATCTACGCCGGTCGAGGCCGGCCGGTTAGAGGCGCCGGGCTCCTAGGCCGCCTCGACCCCAGCCTCATCCCGGCCGACGCCCGGTCGGTGAAGTGGGAAGCCGGGCACCTTTTCTCGGTGTTCGCGCCGCGGCCGACGCGCCACTCGCACGGGCTACACTGCCCGGAGCCGCCGCTAGCCGCGGTTTGCCCGGAGTGTGACTGGCGCCAGCCTGTAATCTCCATCGGCGAGGTCCGAACCTGCGGTTACTGCGGGACCATCATCGCGGCGTACGGGACGCGGCTCTACTGGTGGTTCGAGAACGAGACGCCGAGCATCGCCTGGCCGCCAGCCGCGGGTGCGTCGTGATCGATAGAACGTCAACCAAATCAGCCCACAGCGCGTGAAAGCTTAGGAGTACCCGTGGACGACGCGACCCCCGCACCGACCGTCGTGGCCACGCCGATGCAGGAGGCAGCGATCGCCTATGCGCGCGCGAAAATGGACCTCGACAGCATGATGACCAAGCCCTTCGACAAGGACGCGTACGAAGCCGTCGTGGGCGCCTGGCGCGCAGCCCTGGCCGCGGTCGAGGCCGAGGCGCTGAAGCTGGCCAGGGCGTCAGGAGCGCTTCAATGACCTCGCGCGCGCACCAGCCCTATCGCCTTCCGGTCGGCGAGCTCGCCGTCGTCGTCCCTGACCAGGGCCGGAGCTTCACCAACGCCCAGCGGATCGACCTGGCCGCCGCTGTGTTGCTGCACGCCGGCAGCTACGAAGGTCCCGCCCGCGAGATGATCGCGCTCCTGGAGCAACGCCTCGGGGTCAACCCCGCGCACCGACGAGCGCTCGACACTTCGCCGGCCGATGTCCGTGCGGAGATCGCCGACAAACGCCGCCGCATGCTCGACGCCAGCCGCGAGGCGGCTACCCGGCCGGCCCAGGCTCGCGACCCCGAGTTCGTGGAGAAGATCGCAAAGGCCGCCATGTCGGCACACGAGCGGCGCGAACGGGCCGAGGAACTGCGTGCGGCCGGGGCCAAGAAGCACCGGCGCGAAATCAAGGTCCTGCTTAACCAGGCTCGCGAGTTCGACTGGATGGCCGAGCAGATCCGCGACCAGGAGCTGGAGCAGTATCGGCTCTACGGCGCCGCGCGCGATCAGATCCTGCTGGCGAAGCTTCGGGGCGAGGAGATCGACGCCCGTGACGTCGAGACCGCCGAGATCGCAGTCGACGAGTACGGCGCCCGGATCATCGAGCGGCGCGGTTCCCGCCGCGGCCTTCCAGCGCTCGTGATCTCGAACCACACGCGGGTCACCAAGTTGGAGGGGATCCAGCATGCGCTCGCCTCCGGCTACCTTCGCGGGGTCAAGGGCGCGCTTCCGGAGCTTCGCCTCGTCCAGATCGGGGAGGCCTACGCCGCCGCCTACGAGATCATAGAAGGCGCGGCGACCCACGCCGGGGAGGGCGGCAGCGGCTTCAAGCCGAAGGCTCCGCTTCCTCGAAACATCGAAGCCGGCGAGACCCTGGCCGACATGCGCCATGCGCTATCCCCGCGCCAGCGAGACGTCCTCGACCTTGTCTGCGGGAAGAACTGGCGCCTCCGGCCGGCGGCTGCATCGCTCGGCGCGGGCTTCAGCGCGACCAAGACGGCGCTCGTCACCGGCCTCCGCGCCGCGGAAGAGGGGAGGATCGCTGCTCGGAAGCGCCGCGCGAGCGGGGGCCAGCAGCCGATCGGCCAGCACGTCGCCGAGGTCAACGCGATCCTGCGGAGAGTGGCGCCCGGGTTCTAGCGTCGCCGGGGTGGTACAGGTGCTCGGCCACCTGCAAGTTTGATGATCGTCGATTCGAGCGTTAACGTGTGTTGACGGTTGGGGGATCACGCTATGCAGGCAACCGCGTTGCGACAGACACGGCGACATGATGGAGCGAACCGGCCGTCGGCGCCGCGCTCATTGTACCGACCGCCAGAGGCCCCGGAGAATGTCGCCCTCATCGACCTGCTGACCGGCACCGAGCGCGCGAACCTCGGCGCGAAGCAGATTGATTGGGTCAACGCCGTCACCCGTGGCGACGACGGCGTGCCGGGCCGCCTCTTCGTGGCCGGCGACACATCGCTGTTAAAGCGCCGGTGCATCGCCGTCATCGGCGCCCGTAAGGCAAGCGAGCGTGGGCGGCAGCGGGCGCGCCAATTCGCGAGGCAACTAGTCGACGCTGGGGTCGTCATTGTGTCCGGTCTTGCGGACGGTATCGACACGGAGGCGCTGTCGGCCGCGATCGACTTTGGCGGCAAGGTAATCGCAGTGATCGGCACGCCGCTCGATCAGGCCTATCCCGCTAAGAACAAGGCGCTTCAGCAGGAAATCTACGAAAACCACCTGCTGGTTTCGCAGTTCACGCCTGGTCAGCGTGTGTTCCCGTCGAACTTCCCGGCACGCAACCGCACGATGGCCGCGCTTTCGGATGCGAGCGTCGTGATCGAGGCGTCGGACACCTCCGGGACCCTTCATCAGGCGGCGGAATGCGTTCGGCTCGGTCGCTGGCTCGGCATCGCGCAGAGCGTACTCGATGACCCGGAATTGACATGGCCGCCGCGCTTTACTGACTACGCGAGGTTCGTCCCCCTCCGGTCCACTGAACAGCTGTTGAGCCGCATCTACGGCTGATGGCGCTTTGGCTTCATGCGTACGGCGGATACCCGAGCTATGGCTACTCGGGGGAGCAGTGGCAGCAGGACGATTATCGGGCTCTCAAGCTCATCCAGGCGCTCAAAGGCAAGCCGGTCAAGGGCTGGGCATGGTTTGCTCGTGCTGGCGGCAAGTGGTCTAAGGTTTGTGCTGAAGACCCAAGCCCAGCCTTTGAGATTTTCGGAGAGTGGGCGGGGGCGCGCATCAAACAAATCGGGATCGCGGCGCCGCGCATAGTACCGGTTCCGTCCTCGAACTGCGTCAAGCTGGGCGACGATCCGAAGGGAATGAAGATAGCTGAGGCCGTCGCGAAGTTTACGCAGGGCGCGGTCGCCACCGGCGCTCTGCATTGGGACGAGGCGCTTAAGAAGGCCCACGAGGGCGGCACGCGAGATCCCAATATCCTGTACGGTAAGTTGTGGGTTGCGACGGAGCTTGATCCCCGGCCGATAGTGCTGGTGGATGACGTCGGCACGACGGGTGGGCACGTGGTCGCTTGTGCGCGTGCGCTCCGCCACTTCGGCTATCAGGTCGAACACGCACTATGCGCAGGTCAGACCGTAAACACGCATCCTGCCAACATGTTCGACATCGCGGCGCGCGATCTTGAAGCTGGCGCGCCCTTGTTCTTCTGACCTACCCCGGTATCCCGTCCGGCGGCAAAGCCCCACGCAACATCATCCTCACCGAACAGGCCAGCGAAACCGGCACCGGCTTCGCCCTTGCGCGCTCATGGCGGCGGATGATCGCTCCAGGATCCGCGTCATAGTAGCCAATCGCGCGGCCCAGCTCGGACGCATGGGCAGGCCGGCCCTTACGCCAGAGGCGCCCGAGCTCAATCCTAGCCTTTCGCAGCTCGTCACCGGTCACTCGCCCGCCCCATGCATTTTCATGCATCTGTGCCGATATATGCCGTGTTTCGTCCTGCATTTGTACCGGTCTCGCGCGCGCGCGCGAGCAGCCCGTTGCAGACCGTCCGGAAATCGATCATCAAATCTGTGCGGTCGCGAATTGCGACTAGACCCATACACCGCCCCGAGCCCGCCGGCCGGGGCGTTTTCATTCCCGGACCCACTAAGACCCGGCCCGAGGGAGACCGGCCCCGCACCCCACGCGGCGGCCATGGCCCTCTACGGTTGGCGGCGGTGCAATTCCGCCAGGTCCGACCAGTTGCCGCACCGGCAATAGCCCCGCCGCAGCCCCTGCCGATGACCTAGATTGGTCGGCGGTGAGGTGCTGCGGCGGGGCGCGCCGGACGAGCATCACCATCGCGCCCAGCTCAGTCGATCAACCTCAGAGTGGCGAGCCACCCGGCCATGTCGTGCCGGCGACGCTCAGCCCGCCTTTCCTGCGCACTGAGGCTGCGGCGCGACCCCATCACGCTGGAGCGCGGCATGATCGTTACCGCCCAGGACTACGCCGCGCTCCGTCTCGCCGGCCGCTCTCCGGCGGCCGCGAAAGCTGACCTCGAACTCTCGGCCGAGGCGGCACGGGCGTTCGAGCGCGGCTTCCTGAAGAGCGCATCCAAGGACATCCAGGTCCCGCGCTTCGCGCTCCATGACCGGTATGTCGCCGCGGTGCTTCGCCTTGGCGGTTTCTGCGCGTTCTCAGAGCGCCGCCGCGGGCGTGATGGTGTCGCGGTGTGCTTACCGCTCATCTGGCCAGCATGACGAGGGCGATCTTCCTCGTGCGCCAAGAGCGCGAGCGCCTGCGCAGACAAGCCGAGCAGGCAGAAACCCAACCTCGACCCGTGACTAGGGAGGGTCGAGCGGCGAGGGGACGTGGCGCACCCTGCAGTCGATACGAAAGCTCGCCACGGCGACCCGGCAGGCAAAGGCGCGTCCAGCCTGGCCGGTCGCCGGTAACTACCCCCGTCTGAAGAGGCGGGAGCGAGGGCGTTGCAGCGCCCTTCACCGCGAGACAGCAACTCGCATGACCCCAGTTCGGCCGCACTGCCGGCCACCCCGCCACCGCGTACGCGGCGGGGCGTCCCCTGGACCAAGTCATGCACCAACGCGACTCCGAACGCCTCTCCGGCGAATCCACCACCCTTGAGGTCGTCTACCGCGACCCGGCCGACCTCCGCCCAGATCCGCGGAATGCAAGGACCCACAGCCCCGAGCAGGTCCTGCAGCTACGCGCCTCGATAGGCGAGTTCGGTTTCACCAATCCGATCCTTCTACGGGACGATGGCGAGATGATCGGCGCCGGCCACGGTCGCTGGTCCGCCGCGATGCTCGAGCCGAAGCTCGATCTCGTGCCGACGATCGTCCTGCACGGCCTGACCGACGCGCAGTGGCGCGCCTACGTCATCACCGACAACAAGCTGGCCCTCAACGCCGGCTGGGACGAGGCCCTCCTGGTCGCCGAGCTCGATGCGCTCGTCGGCATGGGCTTCGAGACCGACCTCATCGGCTTCGATCAGGCCGAGCTAGACGCTCTGTTCGCCTCCCAAGACGCCACGCGAGAGGGCCTAGTGGCCGACGACGTCGTACCGCCGGCGCCCGCCGAGCCGATCAGCGTCGTTGGTGACCTCTGGATCCTCGGCCGGCATCGTCTGCTTGTCGGCGACGCCACCTCGACCGAAGCCGTCGACCAGCTCATGGACGGCGTCCGCGCCGACCTCGTCTGGACAGACCCGCCCTACAATGTCGCCATCAACGGCGTCGCTGGCTCCATCCTGAACGACGACATGGACGACGGCGCCTTCCGCGCCTTCCTCGACCAGGTGTTCGAACAGTACTGGCGGGTCATGCGCCCCGGCGCGGTGATCTACGTCGCCCACGCGGAAAGCGAGCGGGCGAACTTCACCGCCGCCTTCGTCGGCGCAGGCCTGAAGCTCTCCCAGGTCCGCATCTGGGCCAAGCAGAGCGCCACGCTGAGCCGGAACGACTACAACTGGCAGCACGAGCCGATCCTCTACGGCTGGAAGGAAGGCGCTGCGCACTACTTCGCCGGCGACTACACCCTCACCACCCTACTGCGGGACGACGCACCGTCGTTCGCCTCGATGCGGAAGGCTGATCTCGTCGCGCTCCTCTTGGAGATCCGCACGGCCATCAAATCGACCGTCATCGAGCACGACCGGCCAGCACGTAGCGACCTGCACCCCACGATGAAGCCTGTCGGCCTCGTCCAGGAGATGATCGAGAACTCCAGCCGCCCGGGCGAGGTGGTGCTCGACCTCTTCGGGGGCGCCGGCTCGACGCTCATCGCTGCGGAGAAGACCTCGCGCATCTGCCGCCTCATGGAGCTGGATCCGCGCTTCGCCGACGTGATCGTCCAGCGCTGGCAGCAGTTCACCGGGCGTGCCGCGCTCCATGCGGCCACGGGCCGAACCTTCGAAGAGGAATGCGATGGACGGCGCCGGACAGAGGCGGCCTAAGGAAGAGGACCTGACACCCCTCCTGGACATGATCTGGGAGGGGCAGAGCCTCCGAGCCGCCTGCGAAAAGCTGGGCCTGCACGTGCCCTCGACCAGCACGTGGCTGCATTCCGACGACGGACGCCGCGAACAGTACGCGCGTGCGCGCGAGGGCCGCGCGGAGGCAATGCAGGAAGAAGTCCTGTCGATCACGCGCGCTGCGGCCATGGGCATGCAGTACAGGGGCAAGAAGGTCGATGCTGCCGGCGCCCGCGCGCACCTCGAGGCGACCAAGTGGGCAACCGCCCGCATGGCGCCGAAGACCGCGCCTGTTCAGCGCGTCGCTTTGTCCTATGAGCATCTATCGCCCGAAGAGATCCGTGAGCGTACCGCCGAGGTCGACGCCCAGCTTGTCGCCGCGCGGGAGGCGGAGGCCGCCGACCAGTGACGCGGACGGGTCGGCTCCTTGGGGGCGTCGCACCGCTCGCGCCGGCGCCCCTGGCCCCGCGCCGCCGTGATCTGCGGCGTCCGGGCTGTCGTGGCCAGGCGCATCGGCCGAACGCCTATCGGACCATCGCCGAGCGGACGAGCCGGCATGCGCTTGAGGCCGAGCTCCTCGCGCTCAAGGAAGCCGAACTCGCCGCGCTGCTGCGAAAGCAGGCCAAGCGCAACGAGACCAAGATCCGCGAGCGCTGCAAGTCGCTCTACGGCTTCATCCAGGAGTTCTGGAGCGTCGTCGAGCCGGGCACGCCGTTTGTCGGCGGCTGGGCGATCCGCGCGATCTGCGATCACCTCGAGGCGGTCACCCGTGGCGAGATCCAGAACCTGCTGATCAACGTCCCTCCGGGGATGATGAAGTCGCTCACGGTGTCGGTGTTCTGGCCGGCCTGGGAGTGGGGGCCGTGCGAGCGGCCCGACCTGCGCTACCTGACGACTTCGTACTCCGAAGACAACGTCCTGCGCGATAGCCGCAAGACGAAGAAGATCATCGAGAGCCCCAAGTACCAGGCGCTGTGGGGCGAGGGCGAGGACCGCGAGAGCTTCGTCAGGAAGACCGCCAAGTGGGGCGAGTTCCTCTTCGAGAACAGCCTGGGCGGTGTCCGCGACTGCCGTCCGTTCAAGTCGCTGACCGGCGGCCGTGGCGATCGCTTCATCTGCGACGATCCGCATTCGACCACCACGGCCGAGAGCGACGTCGAGCGGGCCAAGACCGTCACGCAGTACCGCGAGGGCGCGTCCGACCGTCTCAACGACCTGCAGCGCAGCGCCACCGTCATCATCATGCAGCGCCTGCATGAGAAAGACGTCTCCGGCGCAATCATCGGGCTCGACGTCGGGTTCGTTCACCTCTGCCTCCCGATGGAGTTCGAGGCCGAGCGGATCGATCCTGAAACAGGCCAGCGGTCGGGCGGGCCCTGCCAGACCTTCATCCGAGGGCGTCTCTTCTTCGAGGACCCACGGACCGTCGACGGGGAGCTGCTCTTCCCCGAGCGCTTCCCACGCGCCGAGGTCGACCGGCTCAAGAAGCTCAAGGGCGAGTACGCCTGGGCCGGCCAGTACCAGCAACGGCCCGCGCCCCGCGAAGGCGGTCTCTTCAAGCGGGCCTGGTTCCAGGTCGTCGATGTCCTGCCCGCAAGCTGCAAGCGCTGGGTGCGCGCGTGGGACTTCGGCGCCACCGAGGGCGCCGGGGACTACACCGTCGGCCTCAAGATCACCCGGGACGAAGATGGGGTGTTCTACGTCGTCGACGTCGTCCGTGACCGCCTCGGCCCGGCCGGTGTGCAGCGCCTCCTGAAGGCGGTCGCCAGCCAGGATCCGAAGGGAACGACCGTCCGCATCCCGCAGGACCCAGCCCAGGCCGGCAAAGCCCAGGCGCTGACCTTCATCACAGAGCTTGCCGGTTACGCCGTGAAGGCAATTCCGCCGACCGGCGACAAGGTGACCCGCGCAACCCCCGCATCGGCCCAGGCCGAGGTCGGTAACGTCAAGCTGCTCCGCGGCGATTGGAATGAGGCTTTCATGAACGAGGTCTGCACGTTCCCTGCCGGGACGTACGACGATCAGGTCGATGCGTTCGCCGATGGGCTGAACGAGCTGGCGCTCGCGCCGCCGCCGCCCAAGGCGACCGTCTCGGGGTTCCGGGTCTAGCCCATGGCGGCCAAGGTCAACGATAGGTCGGCGGCCGTCGCGACGATGGCCGAGCACTGGCCCATGCTCGAAGCGCTGATGGCGGGCACTGGTGCGATGCGCGCGGCCGGCGAGAAGTTCCTGCCGAAGTTTCCGAACGAGGATCCGGACGCGTACAAGGCGCGCCTGGCGCAGGCGACGCTGTTCCCGGCCTTCCGGCGCACCGCGAAGGTCATGGCCGCCAAGCCCTTCGCGCGGCCGCTCACCTATTCGCCGGAGACCCCGGTCGAGATCTGTGGGCGCACCGCCGATCCAAACGCCACGCCACCGATCGTCGGCGTCTCCGGCTGGGCCGACGACATCGACCGCGAGGGCGTCAACCTGCTCACCCTGGCGAGCGAAATGGCCCTCGAGGCGCTGGCCTACGGGCTGTGCGGCATCCTCGTCGAGGCGCCGAAGCCCATCGTCGGCGTCGCCGCCAACATCACCCGTGCAGACGAAAAGGCCGCGGGCGTCCGCCCGTACTTCGTTCGGGTCATGCACAACCAGATCCTGGGCTGGAAGATCAAGCGCGTCGACGGCGTGGCGACCCTGGTCCAGCTGCGCATCCTGGAGTGCGAGACCCGTGACGATGGCGAGTGGGGCGAAAAGGAGGTCGAGCGCGTCCGGGTGCTGGAGCCCGGCCGGTGGGCCACGTACGAAAAGGCTGAGAGGTCGGAGGAGTGGGTAATCGCCGACAGCGGCACCACGACGCTCAACCGCATCCCCTTCGTCCCGATCTACGGCACGCGGCTGGGCTTCATGATGGGCGTCTCGCCTCTCCTGGACCTCGCCTACCTCAACGTGAAGCACTGGCAGAGCCAGAGCGACCAGGACAACATCCTACACGTCGCTCGCGTCCCGATCCTGTTTGGCAAGGGCTTCCAGGAGGACGACGACATCGTGGTCGGCGTCGCCACGGCGGTGAAGACGACGTCGACCGAAGCCGACCTCAAGTTCGTCGAGCATTCCGGTGAGGGGATCGGTGCGGGCAAGGAAAGCCTGCAGGACCTCGAACAGCAGATGATCCAGGCCGGCGCCGAGCTGCTGGAGAAGCGGCCGGGCACGCGCACCGCCACGGAATCAGCCAACGACAACGAGGCGAACAAGTCGGACCTCCAGCGGATCGCCGAAGGGTTCGAGGACAGCCTCGACCAGGCGCTGCAACTCCTCGCCGAGCTTGGCGGCCTGAAATCCGGCGGCAACGTCACGCTCTTCAAGGACTTCGGCGCCGTCGTGCTCGGCCTGGCGAGCGGCCAGTTGATCCTGTCGATGCAGCAGAGCGGTCTGCTCTCGAAGGCCACCGCGATCAACGAGCTCAAGCGGCGCGGCGAACTCGCGCCGGAGGTCGACGCCGACCAGGAGATCGAACGCGTCGAGGCGGAGGGGCCAGGTCTCGGCACCCACACCGACGATGGTGACGTCGAGGACGATCCGCTGAACCCGGACGTCGCCGCCTAACCCACATGGCGACGACGGCCGAGCGCATCCACGACCAGGTGGTGCGCCACCGTATCGGCCTGAGCCGGTACTCGACCACGCTCGTCCGCCGCATGCTGGCGCTGCTCAATCGCACCGAGGCGTCCGTCGTGGAGCGGATAGCGGAGGAGGCTGGCGAGACGGTCGCCGGTCGGCGGCTGGCGCAGCTCCTGACCGCAGTGCGCGAGATCCAGGCCGCCGGATGGGCCCTCGTGCGACCCGCGTTCGAGGCCGACCTCACGGCGCTGTCCGAGGTCGAGGTGGACTTCGCCCAGAACGTCGCGCGCGTCGCGGCGCGCGCGGCCGGGGTGCAGATTTCCAGCGCTGCTCCGGCGGTGGACCAAGTTATGGGGGCCGTCCGGGCACGGCCATTCCAGGGGCGGCTGCTCCGGGAATGGCTGGCCGGGGCGGAGGAGGGCGCCGCCACCCGCGTGCGTGAGACGATCCGCCAGGGGTTCGTCGAGGGGCGGACGACCGATCAGATCGTGCGCAGCCTGCGGGGCACGCGCGCCAACCAGTACCGCGACGGGATCATGGAGGTGTCCCGCCGCGGCGCCGAGGCGATGGTCCGCACGGCGATCACGCACACGAGCACCGTGGCCCACCAGAAGACCTGGGAGGCCCACGCCGACGTCATCCTCGGCCTGATCTGGACCTCGACGCTGGACGGCCGGACCTCGCTAGTCTGCATCTCGCGGTCGGAGCAGGTCTTCCCGATCGACAAGGGCCCGCGGCCGCCGGCGCACATCAACTGCCGCTCCACGATGCGGCCGAAGATCCGCGACATCGCCGGCGTCGCCCCGATGAAGACGATGTCCTACGCCGAGTGGCTCGGCCGCCAGCCGGTGAAGGTGCAAGACGACATCCTTGGCCCGGCTCGTGGCGCGCTGTTCCGCACCGGGGGGCTCAAGGTCGAGCGCTTCGTCGATGAGGGGGGCAAGACGCTCTCCCTGGCCCAGCTTCGCCAGCGGGATGCGGAGGCCTTCGCGGAATCAGGGCTGGACCTGCCGATCAAGCCGCCACCGGGCGTGCCGAAGGACGAGATCGCCAAGTTCCTGGCCGACCCGAAGGCCCAGAACGCCCTCCTGGAGCGCCTGTGGGGCGATGGGGGAACAGCGGCCCGGCACAAGGCCAGGGTGAAGGAAATTGCCGAGGACGAGAGTTGGAACGCCAAGGCCGAAGACCTCTCGGCGATCCGCTACTACACCGGCCAGGGGTATGGGCCGATCAACCGCCGCATGCGGGAGGGCGGCTTCACCCTTGAGGACCGGCAGTTCACGGCCCTGGCCTCGCGCGGCGCAGACGAGTTGCCGCAGGAGACCTCGCCGGTGTGGCGGGCGCCGGCCAAACGCGCCGACGTCGCCGAGCGGTTCTGGGATCGCGCCGTCGCTGGCGAGGAACTCGACCTCGGCAACCAGCTCCTGAGCTTCAGCCGCAGCAAGGGCTTCGCGCAGTCCTGGAGCGGGGCGACAAGGCTGCTGCTGGAGATCCGCAATCCGGGCCGCGGCGCCTACATCGAACCCCTCTCGCTCAACCCTGGGGAGGAGGAGGTTCTGTTTCCGCTCGGCCTGAAGTATCGTGTCGCCGAGAAGCTGGTAGATGTGGTCGACAACCTTATCTACCGGACCATCGTGCTCGAGGTCGTGGAATGACGGCGGACCATCGCCAGAACTACACGCCGACCAGGATGTTGCTGAACGGCCGGCGGATGGTGGATGACTACGGTGTCGACGACGCCGTGGACGACTACATGCGCCTGCATCCCGAGGCGAACCGGGACGAGGTCCGGGCAGAGGTCGAGCAAGCCGCCGCGTGACGAACAGCCGGCTGCGCGTCATCGAAGGCGGCCAGCCGGCCAAGCCCAAGCGCAACCGCAAGGCCAAGTCGCTCCGGTTTTGGGAATGCCGGGTCTGCGAGACCGCCATCGGTGTCCGTACCCGCGCACTCATCAAGGTCCGACAGGGCGCCTTCGAAGACGAACGCCTCCGGATCACCGGGGGCTCCGATATCTGGGTCTGCGCCTCGTGCTTGGCCCGCGGAAAGATCACGCCCCAGACGTCGTAGTCGGGGCGCGCCGAACTCTTGGGAGCCTCGGCGTTTCCACGGTCGCCCGGGCGCGACCGCAAAGCCCATCCTGATCGTATCGCCGCGCCGAGGTTCCTCTTCCCTGCATGACACCGGGCAGGGAGGGCGCCATGCAGCGCCGAAGGTGGGAAGCCCGGACCAATAGGCGGGGCGACCCTCGCCAGCACCACCACAACCCGCCCACCCAGGCGGGTTTTTTCATGCCCGCGCCCAGGACGGGCAGGGCGCCCGGGCCGGAGGCCCATAGCCGCCGGCGGATGCCGGAGAAAGCACCACCATGAAGCTCAAGACCATCGACGTGCAGGTCGACGGCAAGACCGTGACCCTGGCTGTCCTCGATAGCGCGGGACTGCCCGTTTACGTCCATGAGGACGGCAAGGAGATCGGGTTCGACGCCCCCTCTACGGTGTCCAAGGTCACCGCGCTGAACGGCGAGGCCATGCGCCACCGGCAGGAGAAAGAGGCGGCCGAGGCTGCGCTCAAGGCCTTCGACGGCATCGAGGACGCCGACGCCGCGCGCACGGCCCTGGAGACCGTGAAGAGCCTGGCCAGCGGGGATATCAAGACCGCCGCTCAGATCAAGGAAATCACCGAAGCCGCCAAGCGCGCCGCTGAAGAGCAGGTCGCCGCCGCCGTGAAGGCGAAGGACGAGGAGATCAAGAAGATCTCGGACGAGCGCGACGCCGTCACCTCGGCGTTCCACGGCGAGCTGATCGGCGGCGGGTTCAACCGCTCGAAGTTCATCTCCGAGAAGATCGCCGTGCCGGTCGATCTGATGCAGGCGCAGTTCGGCCGCAACTTCAAGGTCGAGGACAACCGCCTCGTCGCCTACGACGCCGCCGGCAAGAAAATCTACAGCCGCGCCAGTCCCGGAAACCTCGCCGAGTTCGACGAGGCGCTCGAGGAGTTGGTCAGCAGCTACCCCCATCGCGACCAAATCCTGAAGGGGCAAATGGGTTCCGGTGGCGGTGCCGGGAACGGCAACGGCGGTCAGTCCGGCAAGGCCACCATGAGCCGCAGCCAGTTCGACGCCCTGTCGCCCGCGGACAAGGCCGCGAAGGCCGGAGAGATGCGCGCCGGGAAGCTCACGCTCACCGACGCCTGATCGAGTTCTGCCGAGCCCCTGGATGGGGGACGGCGCCCGGGTCGGATGGCCCAAACCCCCGGCGGCCATCCGCCACCTGCTCCCCCACAATCCAGAACTGAAAGGACCCCACGATGGGCCTGACCCTCAATGGTCTCATTCCGACCATCTACGAAGCCTTCGACGTCGTCTCCCGCGAGAAAGTGGGTCTGATCGGCGCCGTTTCGCAGGACTTCTCCGCCGAACGGGCCGCCGTCGGCCAAACGATCTCCTCGCCGGTCGTCGGCGCCATGCAGGCCGAGGACCTGACCGTCGGCAACGTGGCCGGCAACCCGCCCAACCAAACGATCGGCAAGGTCGATATGACCATCACGAAAGCCCGGTCGGTGCCCTTCGGCATCAACGGCGAGGAGACCAAGGGCCTGCAATCGGGAGGCACCCTCGGGACCGTCAACCGCGACCGGATCGCCCAGGCCCTCCGCACCCTGACCAACGAGGTCGAAGCCGACGTCTATACCGAGATGTACAAGTCGGTGAGCCGCGCGGTCGGTACGGCGGGCACCACCCCGTTCGGCATCGCGGGCGACCTTTCGGACTTCGCTCGCGCGAACGAGCTGCTGGACGAGAACGGCGCGCCGGACGCGGATCGCCACATGGTTCTCGGTTCGGCCGGCTACCGCAATCTGAGCGGCACGCAGTCTGTGCTCTTCAAGGTCAACGAAGCCGGGACGGACGACCTGCTGCGCAAAGGCGTCGTCGGTGAGGTCGAGGGCTTCCAGGTCCACAAGACCGCGGCCGGCAAGCTGCCGGTCACCGCCGGCACCGGCGCTTCTGCCACCACGAACGCTGCCGGCTACGCCGCTGGCGCCGTCCAGATCACGCTGGCCAACGCCGGCACCGGCACCGTCCTCGCGGGCGATTTCATCTCGTTCGCCGGTGACCCGCGCAAGTATCTGGTGGTGGCCGGTGACGCCGACGTGTCGAACGGCGGCACGATCACGCTCGCCGAACCGGGCCTGATCCAGGCCATTCCGGCGGCGGCGACGAACATCACCGTGGTCGGCACCGCCCGCCGCGACATGTTCTTCCAGCGGACTGCGGTGCAGCTGGCCACCCGCGCCCCGGCCATGCCGGAGGGCGGCGACAGTGCCGACGACGTGCTGATGCTCACCGATCCGGTGTCGCTGATCACGTACGAGTTCTGCCTGTACCGCCAGAAGCGCCAGCTCCGCTACGAAGTGAACCTGGCGTGGGGGCAGAGGCTCATCGCGCCGCGTCACGCCGGGGCGATGCTGGGCTAGGCCGACCGACCTTCAGCAGGGCCGGCGTCACCGCCGGCCCTGTTTCGTCACAGCCGCCCGCAACCCGCAGGCCGCTCTGAGGAAACAGGGAGCACCCCGACATGCGCACCATCAACGTGAAGCCCTGGGGCAAGGGCCAGGGCGCCTTCGTCACTATCAACGTCGCGGACTACGATCCGGACGTCCACGAGTTGCTCGAAGGCGAGCGCCTGCCGGCGGGCGAAGGGCCATTCGACTTGATCGCGGGCCTGTCCGCGACCAGCACCGCCGTCGAACTGCGTGACGAGGAGCTCGAGACGCTGACGGCGAAGATCGCAGAGCTGTCCGCGACCATCGCTGAGCGCGACCAGCAGATCGAGGCTCGCGATCAAAAGATCACCGAACTGACCGCCGCGCTCGAGGCCGCTGCGGTGACGACCGCCGTCGACGAACGGACCGGACATGCCGAGCCGGGCCACCAGGTCAGCGGCGCCACGGCCGACGGCCAGCAACTCCCGCCGGCGTCCAAGCACGACTACAGCGACGAAGCCCACGCGCGCACCGCCAAGCTGACCGTCGCCGAGATCCAGGCCGATCTCGCCGCCATGGAGATCGAGTTCGACCCGAAGGCGTCGAAGGCCGATCTCCTGGCCCAGCGTAACGCCGAGCGCCAGAAGCGGGGCCGCCCGCTGGTCGGCGACGAAGCTTAAGCCCCACCCGTCAGCACTAGGAGCCGCCCGTGGCCGTGCACGTGACCTTCTTCACGCCTAAGGGCGTTGGTTCGATCCATGCGCCCGGCATTGGGGCGGTGCGGGCGCGCGAGGCCTTGGCGCTGGACGGCACCACGACCGGCGCCAGCCGGGACGGCGAGGCTATCCTCGTCTTCAACGCCGAGGCCAGCGCGGTCCTGGTGGCGTTCGGCCCAACGCCTGACGCCGCCGCTACCGCCGAAGGCGCGGCGACCTCGGCTGCAGTGCCTATCGCGGCGGGCCAGTGGAGCCAGCCGCTCATGGCGCCGGTGGGCTCGAAGGTGGCGGCGAAGGCGCTGGCCTAGTCGAATGTCGAACAACGTCGTCGACTTTCCCGCGCGGATCGACCCGGCGCTTATCCTTCGATGCCCGTGCGGGTGTCTGACGCACTACCTGCGCGCTGACGGCGCGGTGGAGTGCGCCTCCTGCAATGTGCCGGTGGACCACAGCCCGAATGACTGGCGTCGGCGGCTCCCCGAAGCGCCTCAGATCCCGGCCGACGTCGAGGGGGGGGATTTCATCGATCGCGATCTAGCGGACGAGAGCTTGGCCCAGCGTAGGGTTCTGCGATCAGCGCAGGACGCGATGGGGGCAGGCGTCCTCACTGCTGTGATCGTGGTGACCGCCGACGGCACGGTCCGCATGTGGCACGACGATCTCTCGGGTTCGGCCCGCCAAGCGTGGTTCGAGGAGAAGCTTCAGACCATTCGCGGCATCGCGATGGTGGGGGCGGCCAGGTGACCGAGGTGCAGGAGCTAAAGGCCCAACTCGTCGCAGTCTTATCGCTTTCCAACGCTGTCGAGGGCGTCTCCGACCCTCTGGTTCGGCGCTTGGCTCTGGATGAACTGCAGAGCGCGATCCAGAGCGCTCGCCCGCTCCTCGAAACTTACGCGGCGGACCTCTTGGTGGAGCTCGAAGACTGATGGCCCTCATCGTCGAGAACGGCTCCGGCCTGGTCAACGCCGAGGCCTACCGCTCCGTGGCTGACCACAAGGCGTACTGCGACGCCATGGGCTTCAGCTACGCGGGCAAGTCGGACCAGCAGCTTGAGCAGGACGCCCGGCGCGCGACGGCGGCGATGACCCAGCGCTATCGGATGCGCTGGGCCGGTCAGCGGGTCAGCCTGGCCCAGGCGCTCGACTGGCCGCGCACCCTGGTTCCGATCAAGGACGCGCCGACCGGCTACGGGGCGAGCGTGGCCTACTACCCCGCCAACTTCGTGCCGCGCGAAGTTGGCGACGCGCAGTCGGAGCTGATGCTTCGCCTCGGCGCCGGCGTCGAACTCATCCCCGATCAGACCCGCGCGATCTTGAGCGAGACCGTTGGGCCGATCTCGACGACGTATGACAAGAACACGCCGGTCGCGCCGCGCTTCACGGCGATTGATCTCGCGCTTGCCCCGCTCCTAAAGCGCGGCGGCAGCACCTCCGTCGTCGGCGTGGTGCGCTGTTGAGCGCCTACGACGTCCGGGCCCGCGAGGCGGCCCATCGCATCCTTCGGCCCATCGCGCAGGGCGGCAAGGGCCAGGCGGTCGGCCTGATCAAGGCGGGCCACGCGCCTTACAACCCCGCGACCGGATCCGGCGCGCCGCTCGCGCCCGAGGAGCTGGCGGCCTGTGGGCTGGAACTGAAGTACAGCCTGCGCGAGATCGACGGGACCAAGATCCTGGCGACGGATCGCATGTTCATGCTGTCGGCGCTGGGCGTCGATGGTCAGCCGATCACGCCGCCAGTTTCGGGGATGAGGCTGGTCTACGCCTCGGGCGCGAGCCGCCGGATCCTGGACGTAGAAGGCTTCGAGCCGGCCGGCCTGGCCATCCACTTCTTCTTGCAGTTGCGAGCCTGATGGCCGGGCCGTTCGAGCTGGCCCTCCGACAATTCGCGAAGGACGCCGGCGAGCGAGCCGACGTGGCCGTGCGCGAGGTTGTCCTGGAGGTCGCCAACCGCCTGATCTACCGATCGCCGGTCGATACGGGGCGCTTCCGGGGCAACTGGTTCTACAGCCTCGACCAGTTGGAGCGCGGACTGACGACCGGCCCGGAGCCGGAGGTCGCCGCCGCGATCTACCAAGGGGCGGACGTCGCCGTGCGCTACGCCGCCGTGCTTCAGAACACGTCGGACCTGCCTGTGAAGGCGGCCGGCTCCGTCCACTACATCCAGAACAACCTGCCGTACGCCTGGCCGCTGGAGCGCGGTCACTCCAGCCAGGCCCCCCACGGCATGGTCGGTCTCACCGTCCAGGACTTCAAAGGGATCACCGACGACGCGGTGAAGAAGGCGAGGTCGAAATGAGCCTCGTCGCCATCCGTGCAGCTCTTGAGCTCGCCCTCGACGGTATCGCGCCACCGATCAGGACGGTCTGGCAGCGCGATCCTTTCGACGCCACGGTCTTTCCGGCCGACGAGCCGTATCAGCTCGCCCACATCATCTGGAACCGGCCAGCGAACAACGAGAACTCGGCCTCCTGGACGGAGATCGGGCTCTTCCAGGTCACCCTCTGCTACCCCGCGCCGGGCACGGCTGTTCCGACGGGCCAGGCGCTGCTGGAGAGCCGCGCGGACATGCTGCGACAGACCTTCCGGCGCACCGCCAGTTTCAGCGCCCCGGGCGCCACCGTGACCATCGACAAGACCGCCGAGCTCCTGCCGGCCTACGCGCACCAGGGTCGCGACTGCCTTCCGGTGCGCTGCCCCTTCTACGCCCACATCAGCGCCTGATCCGCGCCGCTGCCACGGCCGGTCCCCGGTCCGTCTGAACTACCCCCAACAATCTGATCGGAGGACCATTCCATGTCCGACACTGTCGCGCAGGGGATCAAGAAGACCCTTGCCTACAAGAAGCAAACCGGGAACGGCGCGCCCGCCAGCGGCGCGGGCGGCCAGTTGCTGCGCCGCCGGACCGGCGTCTTCAACCTGACCCGCGACACTTACGAGAACGACGAGATCGTCTCGCACCAGCAGTCGACGGGCGCCACGGCCGGGCAGAAGCGCGTCGCCGGCACGCTGGACGGTCTCCTCTCGCCGAAGACCTACATCGACTTCTTCGCCGCGGCGCTCCGCAAGGCCGTGGTTGCTGGCCCCAACGCCACGGCGATGTCGCTGACCATCGCAGCGGCGGCCGGCAACGCGGGGGCCTTCACCGTCACCCGGGCGGCCGGTTCCTACCTCACAGACGGCTTCAAGATCGGCGACGTCATCCGCCTGTCGGCCGGCCCGCTCAACGCGGCCAACCTCAACAAGAACCTCCTGATCATCGCGCTGACCGCGACGATCGCGACGGTGCGGCCGGTGAACGGTGTGGCCATGGTCGCCGAGAGCGCCATCGCCGGCTGCACCGCGACGGTGATCGGCAAGAAGACCTGGGCGCCGACCAGCGGCCACACCGACGACTGGTTCACGTTCGAGGAGTTCTTCAGCGACCTCGGCAAGTCGTCGATGGCGATCAACACCAAGACCGGCACGATCAACATCGGCCTGCCGGCCACCGGCAACTCCACGCTCGGCATCGAGTTCGTCGCGCTGGACCGCGTCCGCGGAGACGTCCAGGTCCTGACCGCGCCGGCCGCCGAAGCCACGACCGGCGTCGTCGGCATGGTCACGGGCGTGGTCATCGTCAACGGTGTCGCGACCACGGTGACCGGCTTCCAGATCACCATCGACGGCGGCATCGGGCAGGGTGAGCCCGAGGCGGGTACGAACGTCGGCACCGACGTCCAGCGCGGCCGGATCAAGGTCAGCGGGTCCTTCACCGCCAAGTTCCGGAACTCCGACCTGCAGCAGGTCTACGACGATCAGACCACGATCAGCCTGCTGCTCGTGCTTCCCGTCGATGCGTCGGCGGCCTCTCCCTTCATGACCTTCGTCATCCCGGCCGTGAAGCTGTTCGGGGACGCTGCGGACGACGGGGAGAAGGAGATCATCCGGACCTACCCGTTCACCGCCCAGCTCAACGGCGCGGGGGGCGCGGGCCAGGCCACCGAGCAGACGATCTTCAGCCACCAGGACAGCGAGGCCTAAGGCCCGCCTGCACCCACCCCACCAACTTCAAGGGCGGGTCGCACCCGCCTGCTTTTTAAAGGCAAATCCCATGACCAGCACCAACACCGCCGGCAACAACACGGCGGCCCCTGACGAGGTCCAACTGATCTCGCTCGACGCGCTGAACGCGCGCCAGCACAGCGAGGAAGCGTTCGAGTTCAACTATGTCGGCCCTCGTGGCAATGCGACGTCGATCTTCTTCTCAGTCCTCGGCGAGCACTCGGAACGCGTCCGCAGCGCGTCCAACGAACTGTTGAACGAGCAGCGTCGGACGGCCGCCCAGCGTGAGGCGAGCGCGACCTCGGCGATCGAGGCGGTTGAGCCGGTGGAGGAAAGCACGGTGCTCGGTCAGAAACTCGCGGCCGTCCGCCTGGTCGGGTGGCGCGGCATCCAGGAGGAATTCACACCCGCGAGGGCGCTGGCCCTTTGCCAGTCGAACTCGCATGTCGCCGGCCAAGTCCTGGCGCAGTCGCGTCGCCTGGAAAATTTTATCAAGGTCTGACGCAGCGACTACTTGCCTTCGCGAAGGCCGCCTTCGCTCTCGATGCAATCGAGGGTGAGGGCGACCTGAAGGCGCGGCGGCGCGACCACCTCGCGGTTCTCGCGCGGGCCGGCGACCCGGAGGCCAAGGCCGAACTCGCCGCCGCTCAGGACTGCCCGCGCCAGGCGCTCCACGTCTGGCGATATTTCCTTGAGTTGAGCCGGACCCGTCAGACCGGCGCTATGGGGCCATGTCGCCTGACGCGGCTCGATATCCGGCTCTGGGAAGCAGATGAGGCCCAGCGCCTCGAATACTGGGAGCGCCGGGCGCTCATAGACATCGACAATCTCTGGATCGGCTCGATGGCCGAGCAGATGGCTCCGGCCAGCAGTCCGGGGGCCGACTAGCACACATCCACAATGAAAGGAGGCGAGCCATGGCCGACGACGGCGCAGTTTCGCTCGCCTCCTTGGCGGTCGAGATCGACACCACCCCGGTACCGGCGGGAATCGCCCGCCTTAACGAGATGGCGGATGCCGGCGGCCGTGCGGAGACCGCGGCGAAGAAGCTAACCGCTGCCGACAAGGAACTCGCGGCCGAAACGCGCCGGCTTACGCAGGCAGCAGCCTCGGCCGGATCGGCGCATGACGACGCTACTGCCGCCCTGGTCAGGGAGACCAAGGCGATCCAGTCGGCCACCAACGCCTATGCGGACTTCTACGACGCGGCGCAGCGCAACTTCGCGACCCAATACACCCGCCAGCTCGGCTCGATGGAGAAGGCCCACGTCGCTGGCGCCAAGGCCGCGAAGCTGCAGGCGCATGAGGTCCTGAACCTTTCGCGCCAGTTCGCCGACATCGGGGTCACCGCGGCGATGGGGATGAACCCCCTGATGATCGCGATCCAGCAGCTTCCGCAGATCGGGGACATCCTGCAGACCGCTGGCGCGCGGGGGATGAGCACCAAGGCTATCCTGGGCGAGCTGGGCACCATGGCGATGAACGTGCTCGGCAAGGCGGGCCCGTTCGCGATCGGCACCATAGTGATCGGCACGCTCGGCGGCGCGTTCTTGTCGGCCGAGAAGGATGCGAACCGCTTCGCCAACGCCCTTGCGGTGACCGGGAATTTCGCGGGCGCCACGGCCGGCGAACTCGAAGCCATGGCCAAGCGCTCGGCCGATGCCGTCGACGTCGGGGTCGGCAAGGCGCGCGGCGCCATCGCCACCCTGGTATCGACAGGCGACTTCAGCGCCAGGTCTATTGAAGTCCTGTCGAAGAGCGCGCTGCAACTGTCGGAATACACCGGCAAATCGGCAGCTGAGGTCGCGGCCGACTTCGCCAAGATGGGCGATAGCGTCGCCGACTACGCCACCAAGTTCAACGATCAGCACCACCTCATGACGCTGGCGCAGCTGGAGCACATCCGGGCGCTGGAAGACCGCGGTGACATCGAGGCCGCGCAGTATGCGGCCAGCGTGGCGATCTACGAGGGCCTCGGGAAGATCGGGCCCGCCAACCTCGGTCTGCTGGAGCGGGCGTGGAAGGGCGTCACCGGCGCGATCGGCGACGCCTGGGAGGCGCTGAAGGACTTCGGGAAGGCGGCAGGCGTCGAGCAGAAGCTTGCCCTGATCAACGACCAGCTCGGCGGCGAGTATGCGAAGCGGGACAAGACGACCCGCAACAATCTGCTGACCCAGAAGGCGGCGCTGGAAGCGACCCTCGCCCAACAGAAGGCGGCCGGGGAGGCTGCGCGCGTCCAGGACGCCGGCGTGGCCGCGGCCGAGCGCATGCGGACCTCGTGGGCCGGCATGGGCGACAATGTCAGCAAGGCGCGCAGCGAGATCGCGAAGTACCGCGCCGACATCGAGGCGATCCGCAAGGCGAACCCGAACTCGGACCTGATCCCCAGCGCGGCGCGCCAGCGGGACGCCGAGGCCGCGATTATGAAGCGCTACACCCCGGCCGCCAGCGGCGCGGCGAGCAAGGCCGCCAGCGCCGCGGAATCGGCCGCGAAGGCCGCCGCGCGCCATGCCGAGCAGTTGGAGCGTGAGGCGCGCGCGATGGACGCGGCCGCCGAAGGCGCGCTGAAGGTCGCCGCCGCCTATCGGATTGGCGAAGCGGAGGCCCTGCGCGCCGCTGCGACTGCTGACGCAACCTCGAAAGCGATCACCAAGCGCGGCGACGCTGAGGCGTTCGTGCGCCGACAACTCGACCTCAACGCTGCCAAGGCTGCCGAAGCCGCGGCCAAGACCGTCTTCGGGCTCGAGCAGCAGATCGCGGCGCAGGAGCGGGCCAACCGCGCCGTCGTTAGCGGATCGGTCAGCGCGGCCGACGCCGCTGAGCGGATGGCCAACGAAGCGCGCCTGGCGGGCATGATCGCCCAGGCCGACGCGGCCAACGGAAATGAGAAGGCTGCCCTGACGGAGCAGGTGATCCGCCTCGCGTTCGCGCAGGACAAGCTGAACCGGCTGAAGAAGGAAGAGCAGATCATCGCCCAAGGCGCGGACTTCCGTCGCCAGATCGAGATGCTGGAGCTGGAGCGCAGCCTGATCGGGAAGACGAACCGCGAGCGGGCCGTCGCCATCGCCCGGATGCAGAAACAGCAGGATCTGGCACGCAGCGGCTTGGACAAGCTGCCAGGCGCGGCCGCTCTAGTCGATAAGGCCGGTGAGGCCGCGGGCCTCAGCAACGACGTGCAGCGCAAGGCGGACAACTACAACGCCAGCCTCGACTACACCCTCGACCTTCTCCGTCAGATCGCCGACCACGCGAAGGACGCAGGCGCCAAGTTCACGCAGGCTTTCGAGGGGATGGGGGAAGGCGCCAAGCGAACCGCCGGAACCATCAGCGGCGTCATCGGAGCTTACTCCGACTTGCAGGCGCGGGAGGAGGCGATCCGACGCCAGCGCGAGGTCGCGCAGTTCGACCAGGTCAAAGGCTCCGAGGCCTGGATGCACGCCGAGGTCCTCGCCGCCCGCGAGAGCAAGAAGGCGCGCGTCGGCGCCTATGGCGATATGGCCGCGGCCGGCAAGTCGTTCTTCGAGCAGGGATCGGCCGGCTACAAGGTCATGCAGGCCGCCGAGATCGCGTTCCGCACCGTCGAGATGGCGATGTCGATCCGGGCCATGGCCCAGCAGGGGGTCGAGACCGCGACGAAGATGGCGGCCGTCGGCGCCGAGGTCGCGGCGACCGGGGCAGGCGAAGCGGCCAAGACCGCCTTCACGACGGCCGGGACTGCCGTACGAACCCCGCTGAAGGTCGCCGAGGGCGCGGCCAGCATGTTCGCGGCGCTGGGGCCGCTGGGCTTCGTCGCCGTGGGCGGCATGCTGGCGGTCATGGCCGGCCTGGGCTTCTCCGGCGGCGGCCGCGGCTCCGCGCCTGGTGCAGGGGACATGGAGGCACGCCAGAAGGCGCAGGGCACCGGATCCGTCCTCGGTGACAGCAAGGCGAAGTCGGACAGCATCGCCAAATCGCTGGAGATCGTGGCCGCGAACACCAACCGCGACCTCGAATACTCGATCGGCATGCTGAAGGCGCTTATGAGCATCGACAGCGGCATCGGAGCCCTGGCCGCCGCGGTGGCCCGCTCCCTGAGCGCTGGCGGCGCGCTCGACACTTCGGACCTTAACCTCGGCAAGACCTCGACGGGCCCCGGCGGCCTGACGCGGATCTTCGCGCCGATCTCGAACCTGCTGCCTGGCCTCTTCGGCACGCGGACGACGCGCACGCTTCAGGACCAGGGCCTTCAGTTCGGCTCGCAGTCCCTGTCGGACATCCTGTCGGGCGGCATCAAGGGCCAGACCTATCAGCAGGTCCTGGAGAACACGCAGAAGAAGTTCCTGGGGCTGTCCTATTCCAACAAGGACAAGGTCACGACGACGACCGGTGCCCTGGACGCCGATCTCTCGAAGCAGATCACCGACCTCATCGGCTCGCTGAAGAGGGGCGTGCTCGACGCCGCCGGCATCCTGGGCGTCACCGGGGCCGAGGCCACGCTCGACGCCTTCAAGGTCGAGCTCGGCAAGATGTCCTTCAAGGACATGTCCGGAGCCGAGATCAAGGAAGCGCTCAACGCCATCTTCGGCAAGCTGGGCGACGACCTCGCCGCCACCGCGATCCCGGAGCTGACCGTCCTGCAGAAGGTGGGCGAGGGGGCCTTCGAGACCCTTGCCCGCGTCGCCCGGCAGTATCAGGTGGTCGACGTCTCGCTGAAGTCGATCGGCATGACCTTCGGCGCCGTAGGCGTCTCGTCGCTGAAGGCCCGGGAGCGTCTGGTCGACCTGGCCGGCGGCATCGACGAGTTCGCCGATCAGGTCCGCAGCTTCGCCGAGACCTACCTGACCGACGTCGAGCGCATGGCGCCGATCCAGCGCGCTGTCGCCGAAGAACTCGCGCGGCTGAACCTGACCTCGGTCAAGACCAAGGACCAATTCAAGAACATCGTCCTCGGCCTCGATCTTACGACCGAAGCCGGCGCGCAGATGTACGCCGCCCTGATGGCCCTGGCCCCGGCCTTCGCCAAGGTGATCGACTTCCAGACCGAAGGCTCCAAGGCCGTCCAGGATGCCCGCGACGCCGTCCAGGTCGCCTATGACCGCGAAACCGAGGCGGCGGAGCGGATGCGGGACAAGTTCCTGGATCTGGCGAAGTCGATGCGCGACCTCGACAAGGACCTCGAGGCGCTGATGGATCGGACGCCAGCCGAGGCTGCGAACCGGTCGGCCGACGAGTTCGCCTCCATCCTGCAGAAGGCCCGCGCCGGCGACGCCGACGCCATGGGCCAGCTTGCCGGCGTGACCCAGAACTATGCCGAGGCCCTGAAGGGCAGTGCGCGCAGCCGACTGGAATACGATCTCGGCCTCGCCGCCGCCCGGGACGGCGTGCGCGCCACCGAGCAGGCGGCCAATCGCCAGGTCGGTGTCGCTGAACAGCAGCTCGCCGCGGCCAAGGCGATGGTCGCCGGGATCCTGACGGTCAACGATAGCGTGCTCAGCCTGGCCGCTGCTGTGGCCAACTACAGAGCCGCCCAGCAGGCCCAGGCCGTCACGCCAGCCCCGGTGACGCCGATGCCCACGGCGCCGCCGCCGGCCAACGACAATCCCACGCCGACGCCGCGCGCGCCCGATTGGGACAGCTACGTCCAGCACTACACCGACGTGCGCGCCGAGGGCGAGCGGCTGCTGGCCACCGCCGACCGCAACTCGCCCTGGTTCAAGCAGCATGGCCTCGACAAGGGCGTAGCCGGCTTCGGCGAGTGGCACTGGAACAACAAGGGCAAGGGCGAGGGGCGCACGCCCTATGCCGCCGGCGGCCTGATGGATCGCCCGATCACCCTCGGCGAGAGCGGCATCGGCGGCGAGGCCGGACCCGAGGGCATCCTGCCGCTGGCCAACGTCGGCGGGAAGATGGGCGTCCATGCCGTCATGGGCCGCGAGGACAGCCGCCAGCTCGCGCAGATGCTCGGCGAGATGCAGCGAATGAACGCGGCCCTCGTCGCCATCGCGCGCTCGAACCACGAGATGAACAAGAACATCCGCCGGATCCTGAACGAGGGGATTTCGGTCCACGGCGCCCAGCCCGGCGATCCGGTGCCGACGAAGGCCGCGGCCTGATGAAGCTCATCGAGCCGCTGCCCATCACCGATACCGGCGCGTTCAGCCGGGCGAGCGTGGCCAGCTACTACACCGCGGCGGGCGGCGTCGCCTTCGCCCCGGTCAACGAGCCGCGCCTGAACAACCCGCCGGAGACCCACATCTACGCCCCGGCCGGATGGATGGCGGGCCCCTCGCTGCTCATTCCGACCCAGCCGCTGCCAGGCATGAGCGTCATCCCTAAGGCGGTGCCCGAGTTCCTTGCAGAAGCGGCCGGGACTAACGTGATGCTGCAGAGCCAGGATCTCACGGGCTGGACTGCAACCGAGGCGACCATCGCGGCGAACGTCGGCGTCGCACCCGACGGGACGGCCACGGCCGACATTCTGCGGCCGAGCGCGACCAGCACGGCTACCCACAAGGCCGCGCGCATGGGTGCGGCGGCCGTGGTCGCGGCCGGTGGGCTGGCCGGCGGGTCGGTGTTCCTGCGGGCGGCAGGGTTCTCGAAGGTTCGTCTGCGCCTGGCCACGGCCGGCGAGGGCGCTGGGGTCGAGATGGTGGTCGACCTCGCCAGCGGGGCCATGCCCTACGCTGGCCCGTTCGGGACTGGCGCCAGCCTGAACGTCGCTCGGATGCGGATGTTGGCCGGCGGCTGGCGGCGCCTTGAGATCGAGGGCGCCGTAGCCGGGGCCACTACCTTGGGCCTCGTCATCAGCGTCGGGGACGGATCAGAGGCTTTCGCGGGCGACGGTGTCGCAGGCGTCGAGGTCTGGGGCCACGACCTCAAGGCCGGGCCCGTCTCCTCGTACGTGGCGACGACGACGACCGCGGTCACGCGGGCCGCAGACGTGGGTAAGCCCATGCTGGTGTCTAGCGTGGCGGAGAACGAGCCGGTCTACAGCGCAGGCACTACCTACGCGAAGAACGTCACGGTTCGGGGCAACACGGCGGCGACGGCCCATCTGCTCTACATCTCGGTCAAGGACAGCAACGGCGGCAACCAGCTGAGTGACAAGACCGCTTGGCTGCCGGCCGGGTCGACCAATCGCTGGCGGATGTTTGATCAGGTGGTCGGCAGCCAGACCGCCGACGCCGATAGCATCACGGTCGTCCTGAACCTGACCAAGCGCGTCACGGCGGTGGCTCTGTTCGCCGTCGACGCCGCCGTCTGCCGCGCCACCATCACCGATCCGGTCGATGGCGTCGTGCGGGACATCACCGTCAGCTTGGTCAGCACCGCCGGGATCGACAACTGGTATTCCTATTTCTTCAATGACATCGAGCGGGCTTCTCAGGCGCTGCTTCTGAACCTGCCGCCCTACGCCGGGGCGCAGTTGACCCTGACGCTCTCCAACCCGGGCTATGCTGTTCGGTGCGGCGCCTGTGTGGTCGGCAAGCTGCAACAGCTCGGCGCAACGCAGTACGGGGCGAGCGTCGGGATTATCGACACCTCGATCAAGGGACGCGACGACTTCGGCAACGCCGTCATCGTCGAGCGTCCCTACTATCAGCGCGCCGACCTCCCGGTTCGGGTGAAGAACAGCTTCGTCAGCCAGCTCGTCCGCAAGCTCGCCAGCTATCACGCCACGCCCATCGTCTACATCGGCTCGGAGTTATTCGAGCCGACGGTGATCTACGGCTTCTACAAGGATTTCGATGTGGTCATTCGCTACACCGAGGACTCCGATCTCTCGCTCCAGTTGGAGAGCCTGGTCTGATGGCGGTCACCGTAACCCCGGCCATCGACGTCCTTCCGCCGTTCCCAGGTCGGAACGCCCAGCCAGACGACTTCAACGACAAGGCAGACGCCTTCACCGCGGCGCTGTCGCCGTTTGGGCAGCAGGTCAAGGCGGTCGGCGACGCCGCCGAGGCGAACGCCCGGTCGACACAGAGCGACGCGACCGCGACCGCGGCCGACCGCCTTGCGGCTTCGCAGTCGCGGTCCCAGGCCGCGGAGTTCGCGCTCACCGCGATCAACGCGCCTGGGACGAAGGCTACCAGCGTCACACCCGCAACGCTCCAGACCGGCGCGGTGGATCTGGTGATCCAGACCGGGAAGGCTTTTGCGCCGGGACAGGGGGCGGCCCAGACCCTCGCGACCGACCGCAGCAAGCGCGGTATCGGCTACATCGATGCCTATGACCCCGCGACCGGCGCGCTTCGGCTGATCCTCAACACCGTCTTTGGCGCCGGCACGGCAGGCTCGAACTGGATCATTGCGCTTGCAGCGGACAACAGCCTATCCCCTGCGACGAAGGAAGACCTCTGGGGCGGCACGAACAACGACAAGGCCGCCACCGCCTTCACCCTTGCGGAGGCGCGCAAGTTCCGCGCGCTGACCCCGGCGGCGGGGGTCATCACCTGGGACGTCCTGACTGCGGGCTGGAAGGTGAAGGTGCCGCTAGTGTCGGGGACCAACACGCTGACCCTGCCGAGCGGATTGCGTGAGGGCGATGTCCTGACGATGATCGGTATCCAGCCGTCCAGCGGGGCGGCCGCCACCGTCCTCTATCCCGGCCAGTTCAAGTTCGGCGCGGCGGGCGCGCCGGCGCACAGCACCGCCAACAATGCCTGGGACGTCTGCCGGGCGGAGGTGCTCAGCGTGAGCCCCTACGTGCTCGACGCCCAGTTCAAGAAGCTGGGCCTAGTCGCTTAGACCGACATGCTCCACAGCGCCGGACTGATGATGGGGTACGCGCTACCCCCGTACACGCTTGGCCAGTCGTCGACGACGGCGGGCGGCAGCGACACCTCCTCGACGGTCGTGTCTGGTAGCGTCACCGCCCAGCCGAGCGGCGGTTCCGGGCTCTGGGACGCCCTCTGGACGCGAACTTCGGGTTCGACTTCCATCGTGCCAACCATGCCGGCGTCGTTGATCACGCAGTGGCAGGCGACAGGCATGTCGGTCGGGACGCTGACCGCGGTCTACGACTGCGCCGTCACCGACCGCGTAACCGGTGAGACCAAGCATATCTCCGTCACCGTCACCCTGACCCGCGGCAATCCGGCGATGTCGGTCAGCACGCCGGCGGACATCTTCGTTCAGACCCCTTCGCAGACTGAGATCACGGTCTCGGGCTCCACGAGCATCTCGATCTCGGGCGGCGTTGGACCCTTCTCGGTGACATGGTCGAAGAGCGGTGATTTTAGCATTTCGCCGGCCGGCAACAGCTGTAGCGCGTCTCGCGCGCTCTACCCGACGGGCGGAGTGCAGGGCACGCTGTCAGTCACGGTCGTCGACCAAGGCACTGGCCAGCAGCAAACGCAGACCTGCTACGTCACTCTGATCAACAACGGCTCGGCCGCGCCGCCGCTGTCTGTCAGCGCTTCGCCGTCGTCCGTCGAAGGCTTCAGCGACGCCGGCCAGCCAGAGACCAACGCAACCACGGCGACTGTTTCCGGCGCGGTCGGCGCGGTCACCTGGCAGTGGCGGTTGGTGAGCGGCGTGGGCAGCATCAGCTCGCCGAATAGTGCAACGACGACCTTTGGCTATTCGATGGGCACGGGCACCGCAACCGGCACCTTTGAGGTCAAGGTCACCGACAGCCTGGGACGGAGCGCGACGGCCACGGTCGCAGCGACTTTCCGCGTCTGGATCAACCCCAATCCGAACTGAGGAAACCGATGACGGAATATGCGGTCGAGATCGGACGCCCCGGTGCGTGGAAGCACGTCAGCGGCGCCTTCACGATCCCCAACGCGTGCACCTCGCGCATCTTGGTCGATCCGGACCAGCCGGACGGCCCGACCCGCGAGCTGACCTACGACCTGCAGTTCCCCGACGGTTGGCTCGAGCGCTCCACGGCCGACGAGCGGGCGATGTTCGGGATTAAGGCCATCTCGCCGGCCGACAGTCCGCCCGAAGGCGCGGACGTGACGGGCGCGCTCGAAATCTACGACCACAACGGGACGCCCAAGTACCGGGCGGTCCTGCGCGACGCTTAGGAGCGATCATGACTGCATCAAGCCTCCAGATCACCGAAGGCGCTGGCAAGCGCGTCGCGACCCATGAGTTCGAGGAGAACAGTCTGGAAGTCCACGTCCAGCGCGTGAACCTCAACGCGCCCGACGGTTCGGACCTTCGAGGCCAGAAGCCGCGAGCTGGGTCGCTGGCTGCGACCCTGTCCCTTGATGACATCGCTGATCTGACTGCGTCAGATCCGGCGAAGGGGGTGGTCGATATTCCGACTGCGGCTCAGACCGCGCTGTCGACGCCGACCAGGGGCGTGGCAGTCATTTCGAGCGGCTATCTGGCTGTGAAGTTCGCGGACGGATCTGACAACTCCGCCAAGCCGATCCCTGTGACCGCGGGTCAGATTATTCCATTCCGCGTCGTCCAGCTGGCCGCCACCGGCAACACTGCCGGGCTCCTGGGTCTTCGGTAGCCCGCAGACCTCTCCCGACAATCGATCACGACGCTTCGAGGTTTCGACGATGCTTACGCTTGGCTTGGGCCTTGGTCTTACTGCGGGGTCCAATGTGCCCGGCGCGCCGGCTCCGACGCCTTGGCCGGCGGCCTTCTATGACGACTTCGGCGCGCCGACCGGCACGCTGAACGGACGCACCCGGCCGGGCGGCTCCTGGCAAACGCTCGCTCTCAGCGGGACCAACTTCGACGGGCTGCAGGTGGTCACAGTCGGCAAGCTCTCGGGCTCGATCGGGACATCGCCGATCAGCACCTACGGGGTATACACGCCGTCAGAAACTCCGACGGAACAATGGGTGCGCCGGCGCACGGCCCTGGCCGCCTTCTCCTCATCCGTCGGAGCCGACATGCTGACCGTGCCGAATGGCGGGGCCGTGTCGAAGGTGGCGCTCTCATGGGCCGCGTCGGGCAACAGCGGCGGCCTAAGCATCACCCCGACTGTCAATGGCGTGAACGGCAGCGGCAACACTGCGGTCAACGTCGCGGTTCTGGCCGGCGACATCATCGAAGAGCGCTACTTCGCCTCCGGTACGGACCGGATGATGGACGTCTACCACAACGGCATGAAGATCTATGCCGACTACAACGTCACATCGAAGGGCGTGCCGCTGACCTTCGCCCACGGCTTCCAAGGCAACATTCCGGCGGTCTCGGTCGAGGACTTCGAGTGCGGTGACGCGGCGACCATGGCGATGCTCCGCTGCGAAAGCCCGGCGCGCATTCGCCAGCGCGAAACCAACGGTGATCTCTCATTGATCCTGCGGGGCGACTACAGCGGCTCGGCGCCGAGCGGCCTGACCTACACGCTCTACAACGCGGCAACGGGAGCCATCGTCAGCGGCCATGACGATCAGCCCCTCACCAGCTTCTCCGCCAGCAGCGGGACGTGGCTCGGCAAGGCGACCATTGCATCGGCGTCTCTGCCTTCCTCCTTCTATGCCCGCGTGCGGCGCAGCGGCCTGGCGGCGAGTGCTTCGGCCTACGCGTTCACGCCGAACATGATGGCCGGGGAAGTGATCGCGACCTACGGCCAGAGCCTGATGCAACAGATGTGGTCGCAGACCGCCGGCATCACCCTGACCCGGCCGGCCAACGCCTGGATGGTCGATGGCTCGACCGCGGCGGCCAACTCGGCGGTGACGTCCGAGATCCTGGCCCGCGTCAACACGGTCCCGAACAACTCGCCGATCGCGCTGTTGGCCAAGACGATCATGGACGGCATCTCATCGCCGCCGCTTTCGATCATCCGCGGCGGCGTCGGCGGGACCTTCGTGCGCGAGCGCATCCCGGGCACGGCGACGTTCACGGCGCTCGAGCTGGGTATTCGCCGGGCCGGCGGCAATTTGTCGGTGCTGATCGACGCCGGCGGCCACTACGATCACTCGGCGGCCGAGCGCGCCAACTACGCCGCGAACATGGATTTGATTGTGGCGCGCATCGAGGAGATCGTCGGTCACCCGATCAAGGTGGTGCTGACGCCGGTCGGTGCGATCTGGAACGGCAACGACGCTGATCTGGAGGCGATGCGCCGGCTCCAGTGGCAGATGACCCAGGACCAGCCGAGCCGCTACTACCTCGGCCCCTACACGATGGATCTCCAGCACGTCGATCTCTACCACCTGGTGATCACCGGCGATCCGTCGCCCTATGCCGAGCAGGCCCGACGCATGGGCAAGATGGTGCTCGCGATGAAGGGCGTCGCCGGGTCCGACCGCAACGGCCCTAAGCTCGTCTCCGTGGTCAAGAACAGTTCCAGCCAGATCACGGTGACCTTCGATCTCAACGGGGCGAGCGGCCTGGAACTGGTCAACACGGCCTATGCCTCCGATTTCCGGGGCGGGCTGCGGTTCGCGGCGGCGTCCAGCTTCGCCAGTCCACTCTCGCCGACCGGAGCCACGATCAACGCCGTCTCGGGCACGACGCAGAGCGTGACCTACACCTTCAGCGGCACGCCGTTCGCCTCGTCCTCGGCCTACGTCTCCGGGCCCTACGGCTCGCAGCCGTTCAACCCGACCAACGACACCACGATCCGCGCCGACGTCGCAAACAAGGCCTCCATGCTGCGCGGCCAGTTCTCCGGCGAGGCCAGCATTCCCGTCCAGCCGTACTACGCGGCCGGCGGCGACTACATCGTCAGCCCGTAGGAGCTCCCATGGCAGAGACTTCGACCACGCCCGCGACACTGGTCGCGGCGATCAGCAAGGCTGCGCCTGGCGATACCCTCGCGCTGGCGGCGGGCGATTACGTCGGCCTGCGCACCTCGGGCGTGAAGGGTGGCGACAAACCCCTGATCTTCGTGTCGGCCGATGCGGCGAGCCCGGCTCGCATCAAGGGCACGGCGTTCATCGGCGGGGAGGGCGGTTCGCCGCTGATCTTCCGAGGGATCGACTTCGACGTCACCGCCGCGAAGGACGTCAACGCCAACGCGGTGCGGGTGACGACGGGGAAGGCCGTCCAGTTCGTAGGCTCCCGGTTCTACGGCCGCAAAGCAGGCGACGGCGGGCGCTACGGCGTCGGCATTCAGGTCGTCGGCGGCGTCGAGGACCTGTTGGTGGACGGGTGCGAGTTCTTCGACCTCACCATGGGCATGCTGTTGACCGGCCGGAAGATCACGGTCCAGGACAACCGCCTGCACGACCTCGGCTCTGACGGCATCCAGTACGGCGGGGGCGGCGCCGTCCGCATTCTACGCAATGTCTTGCGTGGCTTTGTGCCGATGCCCGGCGCCCATCCTGACGGCATCCAGGCCTCGGGCGAGGCGGAGGACGTCCTGATCGAAGGCAACCTGATCGACGCCGGCCCGCAGCGCATCCAGGGCATCTTCGTCCAGAAGCGCCACAAGCGCCTCGTGATCCGCGACAACACGCTGATCGGCTGCGGCTACAACGCCATCGCCGTCAACGCGGCCGACGATCTGCTGATAGAAGGCAACGAGGCCCTGCTGGCGGCCAGCGATGGCGGCTTCGCGCGGTTCATGACCACGAACTCGACGGGCCGCGTGCGGGGCAACGTCGCCCAGGCCTTCGAGCTCAACGCAGGCGTGATCGGAGAGGCCAATGTCACCACGCCACGCGGGGCCGATAGCGCCGTGGCCATGGCTGCAGCAGCCGACCGCTGGCTTTCGCCGCCCGCGCCCGCCGAGCCCCGGCCCGAGGTGATCGAGATCACCCTGAAGCCGGGCCAGCGGCTGGTCGTGACCGGTGCTGGAGCATAGGGGGCGAAGTGGATGCGTTTCAGGTTCTGGAGCGGATGTGGCCGTTCCTCCTCGTCGCCGCCCCCGGCTTCTTCGCCGTCTATAAGCAGTGGACGACTAATCGCGGCGCTGAGCGGCGTGATCGCGGCGACCTTATCAAAATCGCCCAGGATGCCGCTGGCGCGGTCATCAAGACCCAGCAGGACGAAATCGAGCGGCTCCGGGAGCGCATCGAGGAGGTCGAGGAGGAGCTAGCGGACCTGCGCCGCGAGCATGCCCGGCAGATCGCCGAGAAGGACGCCAAGATCCTTTTGCTCGAAGGCGAGCTGCGGACGGCCTGGTCGCAGGTTGAAGCCTACGAGCGGCTCCTCGAGGCGAACAACATCCCCCATGCCAAGCCTCGGCAGACCGTCTGGGAGGCGAGGGGAACCGGCGTGAAACCAGCTTCAGGAGCGGCCGAATGAACGGACAAGGTGCTGTGCGCGGCGCCGGCCCGCGGGGCATGGAGGCGGTGAAGGTCTTCATCGCGGACCTGGCGCGGCCGTTCGCGATTATCTCGACTTCGCTGGCGGCGTCCTGGGGAATCGTTGTCGTCGCCTATCGGGTTCACGATGGCAATGACGGCGCCCTCTACATCGCTGCCTCGCTGGCCGGCGTCGGCGCGATCTACATCGGCAAGTCGATCGAGGTCTTCAAGTCAAACCGGGTCGCGGCCGAAGTCGAGGTCGCGCGTGTGAATTCTGGCCAGGCCACGCCCGCTGTGGTGGAGCCGCCGCTGGCCGACGAGGGCGAGTTGCCCGAGGATCAGCGGGTGAAGCTGTGAGCGCCGCCTTCGACTACCTCGCTGCCGCCGAGGCTGCTCTGGCGGGCCTGCGGGGCGCGCTGGAGGGCTCAGCGCCGCAAGGTGCACCCGCTACGGCTGAGGCGGCCCCAGCGGCTCCCCGCGGCCTCGCTGACGCCGCGCAGTTCTTCGCCTACGTCCGCGCCCGCCCGCCGCTTGGCCCGACGCTCTCCCAGGAGGAGGTCGACGGCTGCACCCGGATCCTGGCGGCCTGCGCCGCCGAGCGGTTTTCGGCGTCGTGGGCCGCCTATGTGCTAGCCACGGCGGTACACGAGACCGCCGGCACGCTGCGACCGGTCCGCGAGTACGGGAAGGGGGCAGGGCGGTCCTATGGCAAGCCCGGCCGGAACGGCGGCCAGATTGCCTACGGCCGCGGCGACGTCCAGTTGACCTGGGACCAGAACTACGAGCGCGCCGACCGCGAGCTCGAGCTCAGCGGCCGGCTGATCGCCAACTACGACCTCGCGCTCGAGCCGGCGATTTCCGCGCGCATCATCGTGCGCGGAATGCGCGAGGGCTGGTTCACCGGCAAGGGCCTTCGGACCTATCTGCCCGAGGTGGCGGACGCCAAGCAGTTCGAGAACGCCCGCAGGATCGTCAACGGAACGGACAAGGCCGCGCTGATCGCCGGCTACGCCGTGACCTTCCAGGCCGCCCTGCAGGCTGGCGGCTGGCGCTGATCCGCCGCCTCAAGTTGATCGGCGTCGTGCTGATCCTCGCGGCGCTCGCGGTCCTCTTCATCATCACCGACAGGAGGGAGCCATGATGCTCTCGTCGAAGCTGCGCTCGGTCGAGGGCGGCCGGATCATGTTCCACTGCCCAGGTTGCAGCGAGCCCCACTTGATCCGCGTCCAGGACAGCGCCGGGGCGGGATGGGCGTACAACGGCGACCCGGAGCGGCCGACTTTCACCCCTTCGGTGCTGGTTACCAGCGGCCACTACATGCCGGGCCATGATCCGGCGAAGGGCTGCTGGTGCACTAAGCCGCCCCCCGACGATGAAGGCTGGGGCTTTGAGTGCGCGCGCTGCCACTCCTTCATCACCGACGGCCATATCCAGTTCCTCAGCGACTGCACGCATGCCCTCGCCGGACAGACCGTCGATCTTCCCGATTGGCCTGAGGGAGTGGCGTCATGATCCAGTGGATGGCCGCCCGCGCCGCTGCCCGCGCCTGGTGGCCCGCGCTGGTCGGCGCCGTCGCCGTCGCCGGGCCGGTCTTCATGCTCGGCCAGTGTTCAGGCGTGCAGCTGCAGAAAGACCGGGCCGAAGCCGCGCGCGTCTCGGCCGTCGAGATCGTCGGCCAGGCCAACACCGCAGCCGCTGGCCAGCGCGCCGAAGACACCCACCGCATCACCGCCGCCGAAGAGGAGCAGTCCCGTGCTATCCAGTCCGCGCCTGATCAGAAGCCTGGCCCTGGCCGCCTGCGCCGCGCTTGCGTGCAGTTGCGCCAGCAGGGAACCCCGGCTGACCGCCTACCCGCCGAGTGCGGACCTGGAGGTTGAGGCGAAGCCGGCCCTGACCGTCGAGGCCCTCACCAGCGACAACGCGCTGGCAGAGCACGATGCGGCGGTTGAGGCCTGGGGCGAGCGCGGCTGGGCGGCCGTGGGGCGGCTCTGCCGCTGGGCGGTGACCAATGGGGCGGAGTTGCCCTTCAGGTGCCCCACCCCCCCGCCTGACAGCTAGTGGACAACTTCACGTTCTGGATGGCCTGCGCCGCCTGCGGCGGGGCGGCCGCGCTCTGGATCGCCGATAGGCTGATCGGGCGCTGAAAATCGAGTTCGCCAGGATTCCTGGCCTACTGGCCCCGCTGGCTCCGGCCGGCGGGGCCTTTCGTCGTTTGAACTGGCTGCCGGCGCAGGGCTCGAACCTGCTACTTCCCCGTCCAAAGCGGGGCGTTCAACCCGTTAAACTTCCCGGCATTGGCTGGACCGGCAGGGCTCGAACCTGCGACCGTCGCCTTAACAGGGCGCTGCTCTACCGACTGAGCTACGGTCCAGTGGAAAGGTTGGAGAGCCGAGCGAGGATCGAACTCGCGTGACGGGATTTGCAGTCCCGCGCCTAAACCACTCGGCCATCGGCTCGTTGGTGAAGGGGGACGGGATCGAACCGCCGACGCGGAGGTCTTCAGCCTCCCGCTCTACCACTGAGCTACCCCTTCAACAGCAGGTAGCTCGCCCGCTGATCTAGCGGGCGGTGACCTGCGAATTTCGGCAGGTAAATCGGCAGTGGGCGCGGGTGCGATCCATGGCGTGTAGATAGCAGCGTTCCGGCGAAGCGCAACCTGTAAGCGTTCCTTACAAGTTCAGGCGGCGTCGGTCGCCGCACGCAGTACCTCGTCTCGGTAAGTCGCCGCCACGAGGTCCTCCATCCACGAGACGTCAGGTGCGTCGGGCAGGGCGGACCGAGCCGCGGCATCCTCAACTCCCTGCAGGAGCGCCTCGATCTCGTCCGCAACCGCCTGATAGGGCCGCTCGCCGGTCTTGATCGCGAGAAGGTCCGCCGCGTCCGGCCGTGGGAAGATCACCTCGCCAGTGTCGAGCAACTCGATCGCTTGGCGCGCAATGCGGACGGCGCGCGAGAGCGCCTTCCAGTCCACGCCTTCGTTGCGCTCGGCGGCGAGGGCGCGATGGCCGTACTCGTCGACGACCCGCTGCATGATCTCCTGGGCCGACTTGACGCTCGAAGTGAAGGGCATCTTGCGACCGCAGACCTCCCAATGGAACACGTCGGTCCCGGACTGCGATGGAATGTTGACCACTGCCATGTGCTCGGTTTCGGCGGCCATCACCGTCACCTCTCGACCGAACGCCGCCAGCTTGGTCTGAGCGCCGTGCGCCAGGGCGTCTGTGAGAAAGGTCAACGCCTTCCGCGCCGCAGCGACACGCGAGCCGCGGATTCCGTACTTGTTCGCCTGGGTCCGGCAATAGCCGACGAAGCTCGAATAGCGGCGCGTCAGGAGGCGGCCGCGGTTGGGCTGGATCAGCTCCCAGATCGGATCGACCGGCCCGATGAACGCCCAGGCTGGCGCGAAGAGCATGTCGAGCGCCACCGTTTGACCCTCCGCGACCAAGGCGAGGAACTTCTGCAGCGAGAAGCTCTCGCGGTCGATGTCGTCGGCCGAGTTTTTGGCGTTGGCGCACGCCTTGGTCTGCTGGTTGACCACGGCTTTCGCGCGCTGGAGCAGGATGTCCCGCGGCGCGGGCACGTGAACCAGCTTCAGGTCCAGATCGCTCGCCGGCGTCGCCGTGCCGTAGAGGTGCGAGCCGAACTTCATCTCGACCAGCGAGCGCATCAGAAATCTCCCGGAGCGCATTGCAGGCAGGTCAGCCCTGCGGCGCGCCACATCTCCACGACGCTAGTTCGATCATCGACCACAAGGCGCGGATCGAAGCCATCGGCGCGGATATCGGCGAGCATCTCCAGCTTGATCACGTGGTCGGCCCGGGAATCGCCGTCCTTTCGCATGTACATGCGGTGGACCGGCACCTCGTGGAACATCAGCCACGTCTCGGTCAGGCGTCGAAATCGCTCGTCCCGGCCGGTGCTGACGATGATCTTGGCGCCGGCGTCGTGGAACATGCGGGCGAGGGCGACGATAGGGGCGTTTGGCGGATCATCACCCATGCGGTCATTCCACGCCGGCCAGTTTGGCTCGGGGCCGGTGACGAAGGGGCGTCGGTGCTCGACGTCGGCCAGCGTGCCGTCCATGTCGAAGATCACTTCCGAGAACACGGCGCTCTTCCTCGCTTCCAGTTCGCCCCGCCAGGCCACCGCCGCGGCAACTGGGCCAGGGACAGGGATCTGTCCGCTGGTCCAGCGCCGGATGGAGCTGGTGTCCGTCCCGAGGGCCTGTGCCGCCCGGGTCTGCCAGCCGTGGCCGCCGAAGAGAGCGACCAAGGCGAGTTTCAGCTCCTCGCCGGTCATCAGCCCTTCACGCAGACGACTTGCTTCAGCGTGTGGACGATATCGACGTGGTCGGCCTGCGCCGCCATGACGGCGTCGATGTCCTTGTAGGCCGCCGGCGTTTCGTCGATCACGTCGGCGTCGAGCCGGGCCTCTACCCCCTGCATGGCCTTCGCATGGTCCTCAAGCGAGAAGCGGCGCTTCGCCTCGCCGCGAGACATCGCGCGGCCGGCGCCGTGCGAGCACGAGTTCATGGCCATCGCCAGAGCCGAACCGGGTTTGGCTCGCACGATGAACGATCTCGCGCCCATGGAGCCGGGGATGATACCCAGTTCCGTCTCGCTGATCCGCACCGCGCCTTTCCGCGTCACCAGCACGTCGGCCCCGAAATGATGCTCCTGGGCGACATAGTTGTGGTGGCAGTTCACGGCCGCGCAGTCGCAAGCGAAGGGCTTCGGCACCGAGACGGACAACGCCTCAATTGCAGCCGCCATCATCAGATCTCGGTTCAGGCGCGCAAACCCCTGCGCCCACGCGAGCGCCTTCATGTAGTCGCCGTAGAGCTCCGAGCCCTGCGGAATGTAGGCGAGGTCCTGGTCGGGCAGATCGATGAACCAGCGCCGCATGTCCTCCTTCGCCTTCTCGATGAAGTAGGAGCCGATGCGGTTTCCGATGCCTCGCGAGCCAGAGTGAAGCATGATCCAGACGCGATCATCCTCGTCCAGGCATACCTCGACGAAGTGGTTGCCCGTCCCCAGCGTGCCGAGGTGATGTTGCGCGCGCGCAGCCTGCTGGCCCAACTTCGGGTGCTTGGCGACGATTTCCGCCAAGCCGGCGGACAGGCGTGCGAACTCGGCGGCATGGCTCGGCGGGACATCGCCCCACGCGCCGCGGTCGCCCGGGCCACCGTTGTCGGTTCGGCCATGCGGGATCCGCTTTTCAATTTCCGTGCGGAGGCCGAACAGATTGTCAGGCAGGTCGGCGGCCGTCAGCGTGGTGCGTTGGGCCGACATGCCGCATCCGATGTCCACGCCCACGGCCGCCGGAATGATCGCGCCGCGGGTGGGGATCACCGAGCCGACCGTTGCCCCCATCCCCCAATGCACGTCGGGCATGACCGCGACGTGTTTGTGGATGAACGGCATCGCCGCCATGTTGTCGAGCTGGTTTCGGGCCTGCTCTTCGACTTGGACACCATCGATCCAAGCCTTGATGAGGCCGCCGCGCTTTCCTTCGAAAACTTGCATGTCGGCCTCCTAGGCCAGTTGGTTTGTGGCCCGCTCGTGCTCGCCGATGAAGCGCAGCACCGCCTCAGAGAAGCCGTCGATATGGACCCAGGGCCCATAGCCGACGCCGTTCTTGGCCGAGGCGACGTTGATCATGTAGCCCAAGCCCTTCGGGGCCGGGACCGCATCTGCGGACTGCTCGTCCGTGATCACGATCAGGCGGTCATACGGCACGCTGGCGTTGATCTTCTCCACAGCCTGGCCGAGGTAGGTACCGCCGTGCGGCTGCGACTTGATCACGGCATCGACGCCGGCCATGCCCCGGCGCGGCGGGACCTCGACGATCGAGTTCGAGAACGAGAAGACACGCAGGTCGCCATGGATCACCGAAGCGAGCGCCGCGGCCGCGTCGATCCGCTTGAGGTCGGACCGTTGCGAGAGCTGGACATCCATCGAGCCCGAGACGTCGACCAGCACAGCGGTCTTGCCCGGCAGGACCGGGAGCGCCGAGATCGCCTCGGAGAGCGCCTGGTCGATCGCCGGCTCGAACTGCGGCGCCGCGCGCGCAGCCGCTACGAAGCGGAACGGGAGAACCCGCTCGGCGCCGTTGCGGCGCGCGACGATCGCGTCGCGCACGAGATCGGGATCGCAGCCGGCCGTGGCCATGTTCCGCAGGTTCCGCAGAAGCGCCAGATAGCCGAGGTTTCCCTCGCGGATCAGGCGCTCGAACGTCTCCTTCTTGTCGGCGCCGCCCGAGAGCGCGACCTCCCAGGTGTCGGGGCTTTCCAGTTCGCCGTCCGCGAGCTTGGCCCAGATCGCCGCCTGAGCGTCGTCCTTGGGCTTGGCATGGGTCAGGAACATGACGTCGCGCAGCCGCACCGCGTTGGCCCGGTCGTACTTGGCGAGTTGATAGGCGTCGAACTTGCGGAGGGCACGGGCCAGGCCGAGTTTGAGCTGCTTCGAAACCGGGCGCTTGCCGCCACGCCAGTAGATCGCGAGCAGCTCGGTCAACTCGTCGGCGCGTTGGATAACGCGCTCGACGGTGTCGCCAACAATCGGCCCGCCGCGCTTCGCCAGCGCCAGCGTCAGGAGCAACGGCACGTGCCGCAGATGGAATTGAGAGCGCGCCTCCACCGCCAGATCAGCGAGGACCTGGGCGTCGACCTCGTCGGCCAGCGCCTCGATGCGCTCCGCGATGGCCTGGCCGTCCTCATAGAACTCGCGCTCCCACAGAAGGCAGGAGAGGACCGAGCGGCGCAGCGCCTGCTCAGCGGTCATGCGGGCGGCGGCGGAGCCTTGATGGGTGAAAACCGGCGTGCGGGCCGGGGCGGTGTTGATGCGCATTTTCGGTCTCCTCTATCGGACGACCGGACGTGCAAAACCCGAGGCGCGGGGGAACAGGCGAGGACGGAACGGTCGTTGCTCTACCAGACTGAGCTACATCGGGCTTGCGCTCGACGGCGGGATTTGAACCCGCGACCTACGGCTCCCAAAGCGAAGTAACCGTCCTCTACACCACCCGCAAATCAGCGTGGGGGAACAGGCGGCATCGGAAATGGGCCGAAGCCCTTCTATGCAAAGAAGTAACCGACGCCTTCACCACCCACAGAATTGCGCGTCCGGGAACAGGCGGATGGGGTCTTTCACCAGAAGAAGTAACCCCGTCCTTCACCACGGACGCTGCTTCAATCGCGCAGATTGCACGGGTTGTAAAGCGTGCATCCTGCGCGGTTTGAAAAATTGTGGCCATTATCTCCGGTCGAAGCCGCTCTCCGGCCACGGCTTGCGAATGAGCCCGTGGCGTCGGTTTCCCTCGCGGTCGTCCAGCACATAGCTGAGAAACTCCTGACGGACCTCTCCGCCGCCCATGACTGGGATCGCGTACGCGGTTCCTTCGTAGGCGCCCGTCCGCGCAAACATCAGGTAGCCCCACCAGCGGGCCTCATGCTCGGTGATCTGATGCTCGGCGTACTCAGCCTTCAGGCGCTCGATGGCCTCGGCCGGCATGTCCGCCATGATCGCTCGAATTTCCTCGCCGGTGTGCTGCTTCATGGGGCGAGGTCATAGCCGCGGCGCGATTTGATTCGCGAGCCGCTCGCTGGCGACTGGTCCGCTTCTCCACGGGCCAGACTCGACTCGTTCCTCACGATGCGCGATGTTCCATTTTCGTTCACGTCTTCGGAGAGGCGCCATGAACCAGATCGGGGACCTTCCGGTTGGGAAGGTGACGGCCGACCTTCGGCTACGGACCAGCGTCGACGACGTCGAGTTCTGGTCCAGCCATCCCGATGTCATGCACGTCTTCAAGCGGCCGTTCGAGGGCGCGGCGCCTGGCGAGGTTGAGCTGCTGATTTGGCTCTCCCCGCCGCCGGCCGATTGGCGGCCGGACTGGAGCCGCAGGCCGGAGCCCGATCGGCCGGCCGAGATCGACATCTGGGGCGGTGGAGAAGCGCATGAGACGTTCTTCGCGCGGCTCGGTCCGTTGATCGAGCACATGGTGCTGATCCAGGACTATGATGAGTGCGAAGAGTTCGACTGCATGGGCTGGTGGGCGGCCAAGATCTGGCTGAAGCGCTAGCGCGCGGCGTAGCGGGCCAGGATCGCGCGGAACATCCGCTCAGCTTGTTCGGGGATCGTCTCGTCATCCATGGCCATGTGCTCTTCGTCCGAGCCGTAGGCGCTGCTGACCTTCACAATGGCGTCGGGCGTGACGTCATAGGTGGCGTGCCAAGCCTTGCCGCCGAGTGTGACCGAAAGCCGTTCGTCCTTGATGGCCATGGGCGGCCAACGGGGCGCGCAGGGGATTGTTCCCGGTGTTGACGACCGGCTCGCTCGGGCGCCTTCATGCGCGAATGACAGAGCTTGAAAAGCGCCTCGCCGCCGTCGAGCTGGCCCTGGTCGAGGTCGTGCCGTGGATCGATGCGGACAAGATCGCCGACGCAGCCGCGGCGATCAAAGCCGGCCTCTTCGCGGAAGTCTCCGAAGACGAAGCCGAGATCCGGCTGCAGGCGATCGAGCTGCTGACGGATGGCAAGCGGCGCTTCGAGCCCGTTACGGCCCGCGGCTGGGTGAGGGCCGCGCGTTGA